AAAATATAAATTTAGTGGAGAATGAGGGAGTCGAACCCACGACATCTTGAATGCAAATCAAGTGCTCTACCAACTGAGCTAATTCCCCTTATAGGTGGGACTAACCTATACCAAGTGTGTACACCACCCATTTAAGTCCTTTTGAGCCTCCTGTCGGAATCGAACCAACGACCTACTGATTACAAATCAGTTGCTCTACCTGCTGAGCTAAGGAGGCCTATGAGCGGAAGACCAGGCTCGAACTGGCCACCCCGACCTTGGCAAGGTCGTGCTCTACCGAATGAGCTACTTCCGCTTTGAAACAGGTTTTTTGTGCCCTTTTACACATCATGACCAACATATTCCTATATTGGTGGTTACATTTTCGTCGTTGGTTAATTACTCCTGACTTATAGTAAACACTACCCTCACCGCTCTGATACCGCGAATCAAGACGGCGTCTTTGGGATTCATATACCGAGGGGTTCCACCTCAGTCTTCACCTGTTTTTGCGGTCTCACGGGGAATCGAACCCCGCACCTCGGCGCGACAAGCCGATGTTATACCGATTAACTACAAGACCGAATATCCTAATTTTTCTCTCGCTTCTTGGATACGAGAGTCAGACAATAGTTTGACGACATTATCTGAAAACTCCACCATTTTATATCTATTAAGATAATTTTCTTTTGTGTCCAACTTTATACCGATAAAAGAAGAACCAAAACCGTTTGGTGAAACTTCTTCAGTATGGTCTAAATTATCCACATCTAATTTTAAACACAACTCATCTCTTTTTTCTTTATTCAATAAGAAATCTTCATATTTGAAAAGATTTGTAGATTGGGAATGTTCTAACCACAAATTTACAAAATTCTCATCAACTTTCATATCATCTGTTCCCCTTTTTATTCTACTCGCAGCTAAATTAAAAATATCTCGAATCAGAACTATTTTGTGAGATGGTTCACTTATGAGGTCTAAATTTGATGATGTATCTTCGTAAGTGTTTATCAACACATCACAATTTTTTTTACTATACTCGAAATTAGTCACAAATCTTTCTCTCATTTCAACCACATCATTAAGAAAACAAAAACGATTTGAATGCAACGCTGAAGTAAAATTGTGTTTCAACCAACCAACTAAAGCGTGGGTACCACTTCTTCTTAAACCATATAATTGTATAATTTTCAATTTAAAAGAATACTACTATGTTGATTGATTATTTTTAATACTTTATTTGAATACCCTTTTGACTCAGAATAAATCTTATCCAAAATTTTCAAATAATCAGTTTTACTTATCTCACCATTTTTTGAGAATATGTAATTTTGCCATAAAGAATAGTCATACACACTTGATTCCCAATTATCAAATTTAGCATACCCACCTTTAGTTTTACCAACAGCAACTGTTTCCCTTTTTCTTGGAAGTTTCATACCAAATAAGTTATTTGAGTTTTGAAACAATTTTGACCTAAAATGACCTGTTTCCAAGACAGCTTGTGCAAACACAACATCAGGAAATTTAATATTATATTCCAATATTTTGGAATACAAATTCTTGTAATTTATATCCTCATCAGTTGTAAATGATGAAGTTGTTGATACTGTTAAACCTCCAAATATGAACAACAATAACATTAATATTTTTTTCATGTTAAAAAAATTTAAAGTTTATTTTTCGCGTCCCCTCGAGGTTTCGAACCTCGGACCCTCTCGTTAACAGCGAGATGCTCTACCGCTGAGCTAAGGAGACGTTTTTGGTCGGGGAAGCAGGATTCGAACCTACGACCTCTTGGTCCCAAACCAAGCATACTACCTGACTGTACTATTCCCCGTATCTTTCATAAAGATAAAAAAAAACCCCGAACTTTCAAGGTTCAGGGTTAGTTAAGGCTTGTTTAAAACTTACCATCCACTCGCTTCTGAACCATACCTTACCCCATCACCATTATCTGCTAATGTTGTCGGGTTTGTTCTTGTATCTTGAGAAAGAATGTGTTTCATAACAAATATAAATAGTCTACAATCTAAATTAGTTTCCGTTACCTCTAATGTAAAGGTCTTTTGTTGAATCAAAATTAAGTCTAAACCCTGTGTTTGGATACGTCGTATACAATCTGTAGAGTCCCTTGGGAATTCTATTACCTTGGTAATTTATGGTATATCCATACATTACAGAATTAGTTGTATAGTTTGTACCAGTTCTAGTTCCGTTGGTTACAAGTGTATTTCCAATCTTTTCATAGACATAAACATTTTTTTGTCTTTTAGTATCGTTAGACATTGCACTTACAGGAATCAGAATATTAACCCATCCCATACCGATAACAGTGTTTTTTGGTACTTTCACCGTGGTGAAGTTATATGCGGTTTTCGTATTTCCATGTACATCAACACCACCAGATGTTTGTGGAATCTCAGCAGTGAAAATACTTGGTAGTCTTCCATCGCTCCAATGAGGCATGTCGAAATAAAATTGTACGTTGTGTTGAATTGCACTACCAGGTCCTACAAAAAATCCTAAGAATTTGTACGTTGAAAGTGGAGATTGTGTAACGCTGTCTCTGAGATACTTTGAAACCATAAGATACTTGGAATATGGCTCAACAAAGATGTAAGCATTGTTGTTCTCAGTTGTACGTGCCGAGGTCATCCAATTAGTTGAAGTCGACTCGATTTGTTTCTCAGGTAAAGAAAAAATAGGCAATTCTTCTTTAACACAAGAAGTGAGGAACAAAACAGAAACCAAAAGGGCTGATAATAGTTTTTTCATTTTTTTTAAATTTAGTTTCCACAAAGGTACAAGAATATTTGATTTACAAAAAATTTTTAAGATATTTATTTTTTATGATGATGATTTTAGACAATACAAAAACGTGTCTTTTGGGAACTTCAAGTTCATATGAGAACCTTTGGGTGATGAAACGTAGGATACCCCGAACCATAAACTATTGCTAAAACGTTATATTTCGAAGGGGTCAATAGACCCCTTTTGTTTTTTTTAATAAAATAAACTATAATTGCAAAAAACTACCTATGGGTGATGTATTAGTATTGAATTTTGATTATACCCCGTTGAATGTTACAACTATTCGACGAGGATTTGTATTAGTTGATAAAGGAAAAGCTGAAATTGTAAAATCTGACGATTCTCCTATAATCGCTGGTTATAAAACATACGTTCGACCTGTGATTATCAGACTTCTTAAGTACATTAAACATTTCACACGAAATCTACGTGCTAATAGAAATAGAATTTATAAAAGAGATAATCATCAATGTGTTTATTGTGGTTCAAGCAGACATTTGACTTTAGACCATGTAATCCCCAAATCTAGGGGTGGTAAAAATGATTGGCAGAATCTTGTTACTTCATGTTTTAAATGTAATCTCAAAAAAGCCGACAAAACTCCTGAAGAAGCAAAAATGTCTATGAGACACAAACCTTTCACTCCCACGTTGGTTGGAGAAAATGTAATTGTAAGTAAAGTTTGGGAAGACTATCAAAAATCATTCATTTATTAACAAATCAAATTATAATTATGGAAATGAACTTCGACAAAAAATTGAGAATCGCTTTTGTTATTGTGAGTCTATCTTTTTTATGGTCTTTAGTAATGCTCAGCAAATACAAAGAGCTAAGTGAAAATCCAAAAATTGAAGTTTTGGGTGGTGGTGATATTGCCAAAGCCCAAACAATAGATTCATTACAACATGTAATTGATTCTTTATACATGGAAAATTTTCCCTGCCAAGTAGAACTCGGTAGATATCAAGTCGCATACGAAATTTTTATGGAAAGAAATCCTAAAGCCGCGTCTCAATATGGAGACATAATCTCTGAAGAAACTGAATAAAAAAATGCAAGAAAATCATTTAAAACCAAACGACCCAAATTACCAAGATAATCCACAGGATTTATTAAACGCTTCTCTCATTTTCGCTAGGGCTCTAAGTTTAATCTTAGAAGATAGTCAAGGTATTGTTGTTGACCTACAAAAAGGGGTAGAAGTTGGTTCCGATGTTGAAAAAGTAATAGTTTTCAGACATCAAGACCAAGTACACATCTATAAATGCGAAGATGACTTAGTTGAAGGAACTGCTGTAAGAATGTCCAACACTGAAAGTCCTTCTGAAGAAAACTAATTTACATGAGAGTTTTAGGTTTTTCTGTCGGACACGACAAGGGAGCTGTTATTATTGAAAACGGAAAAATTTTGATTGGAATAACTCAAGAGAGACTTTCTAGAGTTAAACATGATGGTGCACACGTTGGCGGAATAGTCCCAGCAGAATCAATAAGGTATTGTTTAGATAATACTTCACTCACATTCAAGGATATTGATTTGTGGGTTTATAGTACAACTGAAGAAGTTGATGATGTCCTTATCCAATTCAAAAAATTATTCAAATACGACATTTCTGAAAAACATGAATTTTTACCTCATCACTTGGCTCATGCATATTCTACTTTTTTTAGCTCAGGATTTGATGATGCCGCAGTAGTTGTTGCTGATGCTTCAGGTAGTATTTTGGATGATAGAAATCGTTTGTCTGAGTGGTATCCAAATAAAACTCGTGAGGGTCTTTTGTCTGGTGAAACTTGGACTGAAGGAATCTCTATATATCACTTCACAAAATCTGACTATAAAGAAGTTTATAAAAAATGGATTAAATACCCTGTACCAATAGATACAGGCGATGACGTTTCAGTTGGTACCGTTTACTCTGAAGGGTCATTACAATTAATTTATGAACCTCAACACCATACATGGCCAGCAGGAAAATTAATGGGATTAGCTTCTTATGCTGATAAATCAATCGTTGCTGAAGCTCCACATTATATTGTTTGGACCGAGGATGAAGACATATTCATACCAAATAACAGAATCTACCCAAGGGTTTCATACGACTCAGATTTTTTCTCAAGAGCCTGTGTTGCAGGAATTTATCAAAGGGAACAAGAAAGGGTTTCTTTGATGTTGGCAGAAAAAGCAAAAAAACTTACAGAATCGAAAAACATTTGTGTCGCTGGCGGGTCATTCCTTAATTGTAATTCAAATGAACAAATATTGAATTCGGGTTTATATGAAAATTCTTATTTCATTCCTCCATCTGATGACTCAGGTATTCCTTTAGGTTGTGCTTGGTATGGATATCAAATGATAAGCCCAATCAAAAATTTGAAACCTTTATCTCCATATTTGGGTAAATCTTATTCCGAAACGGAAATTGTGAAATCTATGAACGAATTTCCAAATATTGAGTTCAGAAGATATGATAATTTTGACGAATTGATTGAGGAAGTTTCATACTTACTACAACAAAACAGAGTTATTGGTTGGTTCCAAAATGGTTCTGAAATTGGTCCAAGAGCTTTAGGAAATCGCTCAATTTTAGCTTCTCCTATACAAAGATGGATGACTGGGTATATCAATTCAGACATAAAAAAAAGAGAGTGGTACAGACCTTTTGCGCCAGCGGTCCTATTTGAACATCAATCCGAAATATTTGAATCTGATGTTTTTTCTCCATACATGTTGGTAACTACGACTGTAAAAGAAAATTGGAGAAACAAAATACCTGCGGTGACTCATATTGATAATTCAGCCCGACACCAGTCAGTTACAGAAGAGTCTAATTCAAAATTTCATAAACTTATTACTTCATTTTATAACAGGACAGGTGTACCAGTTCTTTTAAACACAAGTTTCAATGGTCCACATGAGCCAATTGTTGAGACACCGATTGACGCAATCAAGTCGATGTACAGCTGTAGATTAGATTTTCTTGTTATAGGTGATATTCTTATTAAGAGATAATTTCAATGAGTACCATTTACGGTTTTTTTGGTGGGTCCCACAGTCCTTCTACATCTTTCATGAAGGATGGTCAAATAATATGTTGTATTGAAGAAGAAAGACTTACCAGAAAAAAAGCGGGCGACAATTTTGATTCAGTTGCCGAATTAAGTTCAGTGGAAGTAGAAAAAATATCAGGTGTATCAATAAAAGATGCCGACTACAGAGTTTTTGTTGAGCCTGTTACCGAACTTTTTGCAAATAGATTAACGAACTACAATTACGATAGAGTAAGTCACCACGATGCACATTGTTATGGTGCATATTTTACAAGTGGTATGGAAGGAAAAGCCTTGAGTATTTCATATGATGGTGGAGGAGATAAATCAGTGATGAAAATTTATCTTTGTGAAGATGGTAAAATGAATTTAGCCCACTCATATGATATGTGTTCGACTGGTAGTATAGGCCACCTTTGGGCATTTGCAGTAAGCACTATCAAAGGTTATGACCACGAAGGTGAGAGCGTATGGAAAATGTGTAAAGACGAAGGCAAATTGATGGGTATGGCTCCCGACGGAGAATACGATGAAACTTTTTACAGAATTCTAAATTCTCTCATTGACTATAAAGATTTGCGTTTTTTTCCCAACGATACGGGTAATAAAACAAGGTTTGTGGTTGAATATATGTTTAGATTGGGATGGTTCAAAGACCAAAAAAATATTGAAAAGTTTTCTTATAATCTTCAAAAATTAACTGAAGATTTAATGTTAAGGTTCCTTAATGACTTACATAAAAAATTTCCCGAATACAAAAAACTTTGTCTTTCGGGTGGAATTTTTGCGAATGTAAAACTTAATCAAAAAATTAATCAACTTTCTTGGGTCGATGAAATTTATGTTATGCCAGCTATGGGTGATGAGGGTTTGAGTTTGGGTGCATGTATCATTAAGGCAACACAATTGGGGGAAATCACAAAACCCTTCAAATTAAAGAATATGTTTTTTGGTAAGAATTATTCGAATCGTCAAATAATTGATTCGTCAGAAAAATATAATGTGACGTATGAAAAATATGACTCCAAAAAAATTGCAAAACTTATACATGAAGGCGAAATAATTGGATGGTTTCAAGATGGTTTTGAATATGGACCAAGAGCTCTTGGCGCTAGAAGTATTTTAGTAAGACCCACAGATTATGAAACTCACAAAAAATTGAACGGTCGACTTAAAAGACACGATTCAATGCCTTTTGCTCCAATTGTTATGGACGAATACTTTGATGATATATTTGTTGAGTCTAAATCTAAATATTCTGCAGAATTCATGACCTTGTGTTATCAAACCAAGGATGAATGGATAGATAAAATTCCTGCTGTTATTCAAAAATCCGACAAAACCGCGAGGCCACAATTAGTGAAGAATGAAAATAATCCGAAATTTTGGGAAATTTTGAACGAATATCATCTTATTTCAGGAATCCCTGTTTTATTGAATACATCTTTTAACACACACAATGAACCCATAATTGATAAACCAGACCATGCATTCCCAAAACTTATGGATGGTACTTTAGATAAACTTGTAATAGGAGACTATGTATTTTCAGTTAGGTGATGAAAAAATTGTAATGGACTTCAATAATGGAATCACTGTAAGAGTTGGTGGTCCTGATTTGACTTATTTTGTTGAATGCGTAGAACACAGAGGAATTGACCATCAGCCAGTCACTTTGGAGGGGTATCATATTACTTCAAATTGTGATTGGCCATATAAAGAATTTAAGATTCCAATTGAATTTTATTTAGATTTTGAAATCAAAATATATAAATTTGACCCTCAATATGGTTTAAAATTAATTTTTAATCACAGATATAACGACTATGACCAAGTTGTTAGATTTATTTTGGACACTGATAATTTAGAAGAAGCCGAGCTGTGGTTAAAAAAAGTCAAAGAATATCAAAGAAAAAATTATTGTAAGGCTCAAATTTTTTCGAAGTTTGAAGAAATTGAAAAAGAGTCCGATAGTAGATTCCAAACTAAAAATCTCACACCATACAAAACATATAAACTCGGTAGATTTCCAAAAAATAGCTCTGATTGGAAAACTGTTGACCCAAGAAAAGAAGGTTTACTTTGGTTTGGTTATTGGAAAACAGTATGGTCTTACCAACATCCGCGACTTTGGAAAAATCTTTCCTCAGAAGAAATTGCTAACGACATTTTGGGTTTGTAACTTTTTTTTCATAGTTTTGTTACAAATAAATTAAACTATGGATATCGGAAAAGAATTTTCTTCTTATTACACAAAACATTTAGGTAAAGGTTCATTAGACCTTCATTATTTTGGACAACAAATCCAATCTTCCATGACTCCTTATATTCTCGAAGAAAGAGAAATGAGAGCAACTCAAATTGATATTTTTTCCCGTTTGATGAGAGATAGAATTATATGGGTTGCTGGAGGGGTTGATGATAGAATGTCTACCATTGTTCAAGCACAACTCATGTTTCTAGATAACACAGAAAAAACAGACATTACTATGCATATTGATTCTCCAGGCGGTTCTGTGAAATCAGGATTATCAATGGTGGATGTTATGAATTATGTTTCATGTGATATCGCTACTGTAAATACAGGAATGGCAGCTTCAATGGGTTCTATTTTACTCGGTGCAGGAACTAAGGGAAAAAGAAGTTCGTTAAGATTTTCAAGAACGATGTTACATCAATCATCTGGTGGATTTGGTGGAAATATTCAGGATGCAGAAATTAGTATGAAAGAGTGGCACAAGTTAAATGATATTTTATTTAATCTTTTGGGAGAATATTGTGGTAAGGATGCTGAACAAGTTAAACAGGACGCCACAAGAGATTTGTGGCTTGATTCTGAACAAGCTTTGGACTACGGAATTATCGATAATATTGTTAAAACAAAAAAGAAGGGATAAACCCTTCTTTTTTTTTTAGACCTTAGAACACCCCCTTTTGTTCGTTAGATTTATGTAGGTTAATTTGCTCCTACCAGCTCTTTTCCTTTATCTAAAATACTACTACTTTTTCCTTTTATCTTATCTAAAACATTCTCGGCGTTTCCTGTATATTTGTCGAATAACCCACAAACTCCTTCTGAAAGTCTTTCTTCTAAACTACTAACAAATGAAGTTTCTTTTATTGCTCCACCAAGTACGTTCCTTAAAATTGAATGTCCTTTACCTTCCAAACCTTGAGCTCTTTGTAACATTATAGCTAATGCTTCAGAAAGGGATTCTGCAATTAATTTTGTTAATTCTTTACAATCTTTAGTCGCTCTTGCAAGTCTTGCTGGGTCTGAAACTATGAATGAAGTTACAAAATCTTTGAAATATCCACCAAGTCCAAACCAACCTAAAATTGAACCTACTAAAGGCTCAACAAATGCTTGAGTAACTCCACTCGGAGCTTGTCCAAATAACTTACCCAAAATTTCTCCAAATTGCTCATTCAATAATCCCTGTTCATCAAGTGACCTAACTTCACTCAAGAATTCAAAAATAACTTTAAGTTTTTTTTCTTCATTTAAAGATTCAAACTTTGACCTATCACCCATTATGATGGAAAGTCTATTCTCAACTATTTTATTTTCAATAAGTTGAGAATCTTTTTTTTGTTTCTGTTCTAAAAGTTTCTTTCTGATATCTTTTTTCAACATATTATTATTGTAATCTAAAAATAGAATCGTCCCCTGAGCTTGAAGGTCCGCCAGTTCTTCTACCAGACAAAACTTTAATCATTTCATCGAATTTTCCTCCACCAATACCCCACTTACCTTCAAATTCATTTTTACAGAATTGAGCTTGGTCGTGCATTCTTGTAATCAATCCTCTATTTGTAATTTGTCTACCTTTAGTTCTTTGGAATTCATTATAGAAACGCTCGATTGTTTCTTTACAACCCTTTCTATCCATACTCTCATTTTCCTGTTTGTCTTTTAAAAGTGATGGGTCAGCCTTAGTTGGGTCTAAATAAACTAATTGATTTGGTGAAAATAATCCTTCAGGTAATCCTGAATAATTTATTTTATATAGCTCAACAGATTGATATTTGTCTTTTTCCACATCTGTTGGGTTTACAATAATACCATCTTCGTCCCTCAGTTTTTTGACCCATTGATTTCTAATAGCTTCTTTTTCATCCATTGTGCCAGTTGCAGTACCAATTTTTCTATATAGTTTTACGTTCCCTACTGTAACTACCTCCCATATTTGAGGGTTATTTATTTCTCTAGTATCTTGATTAGTTTTTCTTAAATCCTCGAGTGTTGCCCATTTGTCCTTTTTATATTGTGCAATTAGGTACTCATTGTTAACTTGGTCTTCAGTTGGTTTACCAAGATTTTCCATTGCTGGACAAGCAATCTGATTTTTGAAAGCCTGAGTCGACTGTTTAGTCGTGGGGTTGTAAAAATAGTATGTATTATTCGGAAGGAAACGTACGAATTCACCTGGTTTACTTTTACTTGGTTTACTAAATACCGCTTGTCCTGATGGTAACATACCAATTTTACCATTTGGAACTGGATAAGTACCAAAACAACCAGCACGGTGCCCCGCATCCAACTTTTCTGTGTCGGTTACTGTTCCCTCTTTTAATAGAGATTTGTGTTTTTGTAAAATTTCAATTCTTTCGGATTCTTCTACTAAAAATTGTTTCATATTATAATTTTTATAATTCTTCGGTTGATGGTTCGAGTCCTGAGTCTTTAACTACTGCAGTCGCACAGATTTTATCAACCTCAGAGTCTCTAAATATTCCATTTAGTTCAGGATGTTTTTCGTTCAATTTATTTTCTGTTTTTGGACCAAACTTACCATCTTGTGATAGTCCGCCTAAACATCCTTGTACTTTTGCAATCACATCTGATTTACAACCTTTTCTATAAACACCTGAACATGATTGGAATGATGTTCCTGGTCTTGGACTTGGGTCTGGACTTGGGTCTGGACTTGGGTTCGGGTCAATGTCCACATCTACCGAATCTAAATTAATATTTCCTAAATCAGCTTGTTCTCTTACCAATTTTTTTTTTACACTTTCACTAACAGTAACTTTTCTGTTATCAGTACCTGAACAAACAACTTTCTTACCTGTCCATTTGTGTGTATCACCCTTGTAGAGTCTACCGTCTTGAAGTACGTGGAATTCTTTTAATTGACCTTTTACTTTGAAAGTTACCTTTACGTATGTATTACCATATTGGTCAGTTTCAACTGAAATTGGTAAAACAAATGAATCCGTAACTTCCAAACATGGGAATTGATTTAACCACCATTGTTCATTTGCAGTTTCAGCATTTCTGATTTTAAGGTTACCCTTAACTGATTTTGCTAACAAAATTTCGATTACATTTGTTACTTCACCAATTTCTGAAGTATTGAGTTCATCTATTAATTCTTCCTCAAACTTTTCTTTACCCATTTTTTCTCTAATCTTACAAAAATCTCCAAAATTTCCGTTGGTTTCAAGCTCTGTAAGTGCTGCTCTTAAATCAGTCAAACCTGTACCTGCACCTATTCCCATTCCCATAAAAGTCCAATCGAATGATTTTCTGAATAAACCAGCAAGTTTAGTTTGTTGTTGGGTATCAAGTGTTTCTCTTTTCAATTTCTGAGCATCAGCATCGTTTTTATCACAACCTTTTGCAAGTTCTCTTAATTTTGTTTTAGCATCTGTAGTAGTCCATTCAGAAGCAATACTTCCACCTAGTAATGCAGGTATCCCTATCCCAAGACCCCACGCCACTAGAGGAGCAATCTCATTTAATTGTTGTTTATTCTCTACAACGACTTTATTCTCTGTATAAGTTTTAGAGGAATCATACTCCATCATTAATTTTATTCTTTGGAGTGCCTCTTCGGGACTATATTTTGGATGTACCATGATACTGTTTTTTTGTTATAAATATATTGAAATTACCAAATTTGATTTGCAACACCTCTATTCAATCCTGTTTCCCATTTTTCTCCTCCTTTACCCAACATATTGGCCTTCCCACGTTTGGGACCTCCGTGAACATCTGACCATTTTGGTGGAGCCTTTCCTGTACCACCTGTTGAGCCTCCAGCTGGGGGTGGGGTTGCTTCTTGTTCTTTCATTTCACCATCACGACCTTTATCTGAATATTTTTGGAAAAAGGATATAAGAAAATCTATGTCTAAAATCATATTAATAAATATTTTTGTTTTGGATAAAAAAATCATACTTTTGTTTTTATGAAAAAATACCTTCTATTTCTACTTCCGTTACTTCTGTCTTGTGAAAAATATGTTACCGAAGTCAGTGACCTGACTCTGAGTGGAAAATATGTTGTTTCCAAAGTTACTTTGATTCAAACATCTCAAGCAACGACAAAGGATACAACATTCTTTTCAGGTTCTACTTTTATGACCCCATACCTTCCTGACCCTTTCGATTCAATTAAAGTAGATAATTTCTATCTACATTTTGATTATTCAACCATAAGGATGATTTGGTATAATAGACACCAAAACGGTCAAAGGGATAGATGGGAATATGGTGAGTCCCCAAATGAAATTATGTTCTGGAGGGTTCCATATAGTTTTGATGCATACACCACAGGTAAAATTCAATTCGATTACAAACCCAAGGATAGAAACTCTTACGCAAGAATTACTTTTCAGGTCGATAGTGATTTGTTAGAGACCCTACAATTGTCTGGATTGGATTTTGCACCGTACGGTAAAGATGGCCCGCACTATAGACTTATTCTTTCTCTCAATAGAGTTGGACCTTAATAGAATTCTGATTCAGGTAGAGATTCGGGATGGATTGTATAATATTCGTTCAAGAATGTTATCAGTTCATCCTCATCCAATTCTACTTTTTCTTCATCTGCAAATGAATCGTCTTCCTCATCCTCAAAAAAGTCAAATGATTCTGTAACTAAATCAAACCCATATTCTTCAACTATTGAATAATCTATTTGGTCTACTCTTATAACCTCATCATTGTCTTCTATCGTTCTGAATGAAACTTCCATTATGTTGCTATCGCTATTCATGAAATACGATACTATTTCTTTGATTTCCATAAGTAATTTTATATAACAAATATTATAAAATATGATAAAAGTCAGGCCAAAATTTTTATTTTATCATTTTTTTTCTCTGTATTTATGGTTAACTTTATTTAAAGATTCAAATTATGAGATTCAATTCACTTACAATAGACAACTTCTACGCTAATCCATTAGAAGTTAGAGAATTTGCACTTAAACAAGAATTCAAGGTAAGAGGAAATTATCCTGGTCAAAGAACCAAATCATTCTTAAATGACCCCTTGAAAAAGAAGTTGAGAGACATATTATATCCTTTTGCTGGTGAGATTACTTATTGGGGAAGTGATGACCCCGAAAACAATTATACTGGTTCATTCCAATATACTGTTGCTGAAGACAGGTCATGGATTCATGCCGATTCCACCACTGATTGGGCTGCGGTTTGTTATTTAACTCCAGATGCCCCAATATCATCAGGTACAGGAATTTTTAGACATAAGTCTACAGGTTGGATGCATTATGATTACAAAAGAGAAAACGAACCAGGTTACAAAGAATCTGCCCCTCCAGGACATGAGTGTAGAGATTACACCAAATGGGAAATGGTAGATAGAATTGGAAATGTGTTCAACAGACTCATAATGTATAGAGCCGATAACTATCACGTATCATTAGATTATTTCGGAAGAGATATTAACGATGGAAGATTATTCCAAGTTTTCTTCTTCAACACAGAACGTTAATCAACAAAAAAGTTTTCCAAGAGTTTTGGATTCATTTGTGCAACAATATTGATAATTCCCTCTGCACACAAACACATACCTGGGTGGTGTGTTGAACTCACCAATCTCATATGATTGAATCCCAAAATAATAGTAAAAAAATGGTCTTTTTGATAAACATTCCTTGCAACAATGTTGGGGTCTAAGCTGATTAAAAAATCTACCGCTTTTTCTGCTGGTGTTTCAAACACAGGTATACCGATTCTTTCTACGACATAACGAAATGGATGAAAACCTATTTCATCTGTTTGACCTTTGATAGATTGGATTTGTTGGTTTGGTAATGGTTTGGATGGCGTAAAATGCCAAAGCCAATATTCGTTTTCTAACCCAACTTTTCTATAGTCCTGAACTGATATATATTCGTGTCTTATCATCTTAAATTAGCACCACATAACCAAGTAACCAAGGACCTTCTTAGACCTGAAGATAATGGGGTCACTCTGTGTAGAACAAACGATGGGAAAAAACAAATTAACCCTTTTTGCTTTGGGACGTTGAGGATGCTACCTCCAGTATTCATCTGTAGTTCACCACCCTCGTATTCGGATGCATCAGACAATTGAAGAACAACTGAAAGTTTTCTATTTGAAATACCTACACCCAAATCAGCGTGCCAATCATAGTGACCACCATTTCCATAATAAGATGTATATTGAAGGTCGTCTTGATAATCCCAAATATCAAAATTCCACATCTCGGAGTTTGCCTTAATTGCTAAATCCGCAATTCTATTGAATAACCATTCAGAATCTGAGAAATTTGGTATCCATGAAATATCACTGACTCTATAGTCCGAAACTTTGTGGTCTTTTTCGTCTCCCACAGTTGTGGCTTTTATTTTTGGTTGAGATTCTCCTATCTGAATAATTTTCTCTAATTCTTGGTCGGTGAATACTTCGGTAAAATAATAATAGTTAAAATGATTTACACTATTTCTCTGAAGGGATACAAACTTGTTATTACTTGGCATATCGATATTTTATACTTCAAGTTTAATCTGTTCTTGTTATATTTTCAATAGTATGAGTGAAAAAAAATTGGTTTTTGACGTAGTATTCCTTAAGGGGGATAACAGAGTTTTTGAACTCAGAATCAAAGAAACTTTTGAGTTTATAGATTATCTTTTAATTTTTGGGGATGATAAAAGTTTAAAAGAGATATTGAATTATTTACCAGAAAATAGCCCCAATATTTCGACTTTTCATATTGATGGGGAATTTGTTACTGAAAATATTTCAGAACAAATCTTAAAATTTTTGGAAAGAAACTATAAAACATTCGAAGACTTAGTTTTATTTTCTTTTTCCAATGAAATACCAAATCTGAAAGATTTGACTGCAGAAGAAATTAAATCTAAAGAAGTAATCGTTTTTAAGAATGATGTTTATCAGTATCACTCAAACTTGAAACAAAAGTTTGGAGAAGCAGGAACAACACTCACAAATTTTAGCCACCTTTTAAAAAATAAAAAAAACTTTTTAGTCGAGGTTTTAAATTCATTAAGTAATAGATTATATAGAGATACCGATATTGTTAACGGAAAAAAATTTTTATTTTCAGAATTGAGTAGTCATACTACCTATAAATGTCCTTATTCAAACAAAACTATTGAGTTCAAAAAACCTATTGAACCAAGAAAATTCATTTTCTTTTTTGGTGATGTTTTAGATAATGATTTAGGGGATTTCAATTTTGACGTTAAATTTACAAATCAATTTCCAGAATCAATAGATATTGGTTTTGGTAGAGAAATTCAAAAAATCCAAATTTACCAACCAAATAATAAAATTTACGGAAATAACCAAACTGAATTTGAATTCAAATATAAAACTTTCGAGGTTTTGAGAATACTTTCTTTTTTCAATTGCCAAGATGAAGACAATATTGTTATTTACCAACCCTCTTTTGAAGTACAAAGTTATAAGTTCAGTCAAATAAAAAACCCCTCATACGGAGGGGTTTAATCTATTTTAAAACTTTCATTCTCAACATCATCTCGGTTATTTTGTTTTTTTGTTTTTCGAAAGATTCTTTCAAATCTTCATCAATTTCATCCCAATCACCTGTGTGAGCTTTAATTTCTTCCCACGTAGAATCTTCAGGATTAAATTTTTCCAAATCCAAATCTAACTCATTTGGAGCCAAATCTTTCTCCCAATAAACATCATCTTCAGCAGTATCATCACTTGATGAGCCACCCCAACTTGAAGTTTGATAAGGTCCTGCACTTCCTGGTCCTTTCGAATCAAAATCAAACGCTGGTTCCATATCACCATAAACTCCTTGTACTCCTGAGATATCTGTTTCTTCTAATTCATCTGACCACGCAGATTCCATAGTTTCGTAATCACAATCTAAACATTCATCTTCTTCCATTTCTCCCTCAGGGTAGACATCCATGGGTCCGTTGCTAACAAAATCGTAGGCTGGTTCAACATTACTGATGTCCATATCAGGAGCATTTCCACCACCAGTATAGCCTTGTTCATACATTTCACTTGAATCGATTTCCAAGTCATCTGTCCCCACAACTTCATCATCTTCGTTGTCTGGGTCCTCAAAGTTATCAACATAATCATCTTCTTCTTGTTCATTTTTTATTCCCTTCATGTGGTGCATTTTTTCAAATGTACCGTATTTGTTACCTCCCCCTTGAACGTAGTCGAATTCATCGTTACCCAAGTCTTCAACATTATAAATGTCGTCTAAATGACCTACTTCATCCAATTCTTCCATTTTATATCCACACTCGGTACACTCACCTTCGTTCATTAATCCTCCACATTCGGAGCACATCATCTCTTCTTTTTCTTCCATAGCACCCACCTCACCTTTCCATCCACACTCGGTACACTCTCCTTCCATCATCATAGAACCACATTCGTCACAAACTTCTTTTTGTTCTTTTTGTTCGTTGATTCCAACATTTGTGTATGGTTTAACAACACCTTTGTTGTTTATAACTGCACCGACTTTATCTTTTGCAAAATCTTGTACGTATAGTGGTTGTTGGTTAGACACATTAGCTTGTAGTGTTCTATACCCATCATATAGTGTTCTGTGTTGTGCCAAAATATCGTTTTTCTCGTCTTGGCTCAAACTACTTGCGGCGAAATATGCGTTCATAGAGAATTATTTTCTATAAATACCAAAAAAAACTAAATTTTCCATTTTACAATCCCGAAATTAAATTATAGTATTATGTAGACAGGTTTGGTTCTCTTAATTGATAAAGTATCTTGGTAATTTACTTATCGCCATTTGAACTGACCTGTTTTTTTTATTATTATTTTTTTTATCTTTGTTATCAAAACAATAAAAACATGCAAACACTTATTTTCAACACAACCACAAAATCAATCAAAGTTTACGAAAACTACACTTCAGAGAATCAAAAAATCCTTATGGAAATGACGAGTATTCCTACAGTGAAAGTATGTGAAGGATATTATGAAGTAATCCAAAGTGATGAATTCGAAAAAAAATTCCCTGTTCTTCGTTTACCTATTTCTAATACAAACATGGTAATCACAAAGTAAAACTATGGACATCCGATTTAACGAAATATTTGATAACACAATCCCACATAGTTCTTTCTTAAGTGAAAGTTCAATCAAAAGTTGTATGCACCAATCTTATAGATTGGGTGTTGACGACGTTTTGGATTGGTTAAAACAAAATGAACATCTTTCAGACAACATCAGTTATTTAATTGAAGAATTTGTAAATCAAACTAATCAAAAATGAGTATTACCAACGAAGAAATCATCGATGAGATTTTACATGAAGCGGGAAAATTTGGTCTTTTAAATGAAGTGATTGATACTGCAAAAAAAATTATGGAACAATACCCCAACACTGACCGAGTTGTTGCATATGAACAAGCTTTAATGGAATGGGTAAAATAAAAGAATTAGATTTACATGGTCTTACAAATCTCGAGGCTCGAGATAAAGTTGAAAACTTTGTTTTACTTCATTCTACCGAATTACCAATTAGAATTATTACAGGGGGTTCAGAGAGAATGAGAAACATGACTATAAACATTCTTGAAAAACATAAATTTACTTACGATATACCAGCTCATAATTCTGGTGAAATAATAGTTTTATCATGAATACGATAGACAAAAAATATCAAGACCTTCTTATTCACATTCTCCGAAATGGTGTTGAGAAACAAGATAGAACGGGAACAGGAACAAAATCAGTCTTCGGTTATCAAATACGCCATAATATGAGAGAGGGGTTTCCTCTTCTCACGACCAAAAAAATGGCTTGGAAAACTATGGTAACTGAGTTATTATGGTTTTTAAGAGGTGATACAAACATTAAATTCCTTGTAGATAATAATTGCCACATTTGGGATGGAGATGCTTATAAAAATTATTTCAACAAAAACAAAGCCGATATATTTCACCCAATATTACCACAAGATGCATTCATTAATGCAATCAAAACAAATCCCGATTTTGCAAAAAAATATGGTGAATTGGGTCCCATCTATGGTAAACAATGGAGACAATGGCAGGGTTGGATGACCACCTCAGAAGGTGAAATGGGTTCATTGTGGTTCGACCAAATCCAAAGATTGGTCCACATGTTAAAAACAGAACCTGATTCAAGAAGACTAATGGTCAACGCTTGGAATGTTGGTGAATTGAATGAAATGGTGTTACCTCCATGCCATTATGGATTTCAAGTATACACAAGAGAACTTACATATCATGAAAGATACAGTTTGTGGTTTTCGAATAATTACGAAACAGGAATGGAATACAATGAAACAATTATACCTGATTTTGATAATGAATATTACACCAAAACACCTACAAGAGCAATATCTTTAATATGGAATCAAAGGTCTGTTGATACGTTTTTAGGATTACCTTTCAATATTGCATCCTATGGACTATTACTAACATTATTAGGAAAGTTAGTCAACATGGTTCCCGACGAGTTAATCGGTAATTTGGGAGATACTCATCTATATCTCAATCACATAGACCAAGCAAGAGAACAAATTGAAAGAAATTCATTCGAACTACCAAACGTTAAATTAAATTTCAATTTTCAGTTTAACGATGGATATCTAGTTGCTTGGGAAAAAATTCGTGTGGATGATATTCATTTGATGAACTACAACTCTCACCCGTCTTTAAAGGCCCCTTTGAGTAACTAGTTTCTGTTACCCATATTAGACAATGCGATGTACAGTCCCAAAATTTTTTGAGCAAAATTTTGGGCGTATCTATTAACTTGGTCTAAGTTATCAAGGTCTTTGTTATTTTTCTCCATGAACTTAATAACACCTTGAATAATTTTGTTTTTTGATTCGTCTGCATCCTCCAAAACCGCTTGAAAATTCTCGTCGTCTTCTCTTCCTTCACCGTAATAACGGTCTATGTGTTCGCTTCCCGAATAAAGTAACGGATATGCCGCATACATGTTGATTATACCACTGTCTCTTACTTTATATAGAAATTGTTCTAACCATCTCCAATCAAAATTTTCAAAGACATCAGCATTTTGGGTCATATAGTCCCATGTGGAGTCTCTTGATTCTTGGATGTTTTCTTCTGATTTAACCTTTTTCCACGCATCTGTTGATGTAATCATACTTAGTGTACTTCCATTTTCCCATTTTACTGATATGATTTTTTCATCAGGAGATTCAAATGGGTCTCTCGAAATTTTTTCAACCACACCCATTGTACCAGGAGGGACAGCAGTTTCTTTTTCCATGTGTAATAAAATTATTACATCACCTACTTTCAACTCAGGATTTAGTGGACCTTTCATACTAATAAATATAACTGGACTATTTATAATCGTATGGAATTTTTAATAAGTCAATCTCAACTTCAAGTAATTTTATCCGAGCAAAGGGGAAATGATAATCTTACCGATTCATTGAAAAGAATGAAGGCATTTACCAATAACATGGTTGGAAAAGTGTTAAAGACTTACGATATAAATCTAAAAATGTTTTTGACTTGGGGCGCATCTATTGCAGGATTGGTAATGCCTCTAAATGAGTTTTTGAAGACAGGAAATTTGAATATCAACGAGAGTGAGAGGTATTTAATTCTCTGCGGGGTTGCATTTTTGATTTTTTTCGAAGGTAAAAGAGGAATGCAAAAATTACTTCATAAAATTAAAGAAGAAGGTTTGGAAGAAGCGTTTGATGCCGCTCTTTTCAAAGCCTACCAATTGAAAGATGCTTTCTCAGATTTTTTACGTTCAACGAAGATTATTTCAAGTCAGTTTTTAGAAATAGTTTCCTACGCCTTTTTAATCCCAATAATTGGTGATATACAAAATTTAGTTGCAAATACGACAGATTTGAAATCAACGGCTATTATGGTTGCCGAAAGATTAGTGGCATCTGGCGCAATTTTACTTACTCGTGAAGTTCTTTTGAATTTAATCAAAAAACTTATCAAGAGATTGGGATAAAAAAATCGGGTTGAATCTTGCCGTATCTTTCTTCTTGTTTAACTCTAATCCCATTTAGTCTATTCACTCTGATAAAAACTTGAGCATATACGTCCTCAACTTTATCAATTTTTGTTTCAGGTGAAATTACCTCATATATGTAGTCTTCCATTTTAGGAATAAACCAATCTCTATCAACTAAAAGACTCCAAAGAGTTCCAGCCACATCATTTAGTTTTTCAGGATTTGGTATTACGGGTGTTTTATCTAATTCAAAGTCGGAGAGTTCCATTTTCATATAAAAATTTACGTTTTCATGAATTCCATCATAAGGAACTTTATCCCAACTTAATCTACAACTCATATCCAAAGTCTTTTCACTCTCGAAAACTGTTATGCCAATCCTTCCGAATTCATCGTTACATTTTTTGATAATTTCACTTAGTGATTCTTTATTAATGAATGTAAAAGTATTGTTAAATAGCTCTTCATCGTTAACGTCCATAACGATAGTATACGAATACGTTTTTCCAATAAATTTGTAGGCTTCGTAAATTTGGTCTTGAATTAAACTATCCAACACTTGAGCTATGTAAGATTGATTTTCTTGAGGAAGAATAACATTTACATTGAATCTGAAAGCATCGGCAAACCCTTCTTCAATCTCAATATCAAAGTATTGAAAGATAATTCCCTCAAATTCAATTGGGTCCTTGAAATATTTTTGTAGAAATTTTAATATCCCTTGTAATTCATTCATTTTTCACTGAGTATTTTTTGAATTACTCTTTCGGCTTGGTCTTTATTCATCCTGTGTTTATGAGGATTATCTTCGAACCATTTACGTACCAAAAATTCATAATTGATATTTTCACCTTTGGACCTTCTTTTGAAACCCGCTCTTTGGGCATCTAATTCATGGCTCTGCGTGTAATATTTTTCAGGATTTTTAGGTTCTTTATTAGGAAATTTGAAACCTTTTTCGTGTTGTTTCAGATGTTCCAATTCATGCCTAACTAATTCATTTAATTCACCTATGAGTTGTTGGATTACATTCGTACTGTAACTTGGATTGGAAATTATTTCAATTGAAATGAGGTCTTCGTCTGAATAATATTCGGCGTCAACTTCAAAACCATCTACTGAGTCATCAGAGCTAATTTCTAAAAAAATTGAAAATGTCGTTTCTAATTGTGGAAATTCATATTGTAATAAATCATCGTGAAGGTCTTCGGGTAATCCGAATTCACCGTCCACACCCTTCTTGTAGATTGTTATAATATCTCTAACAATCTGTCGAACAACACTATCTAATTTATCCTCTAAAATTAATTTTTTCATTATTAATAAATACCTCTGAATGGGATTGATAAACCAACCCCATACCTGAAACCTTCCATGTAGTTTACACCGAAAGTGAAATCCAAACCTTTTTCGGTTTTTGTAAGGATTCTGAGAGGGTAAATTTTAACCCAAATGTCTGGTTTAACGGATATACTATCTCTGAATGATTCTACAAAACCTCCCGCCATAAGGGAAATCCTATGATTGGAAATAGATAAACCTAATCTATTGAATCTACTAGCAGGTGTTGTGTAAATGTAAGGTGTTGGAAAAGAAGTTAAGATGTATCCGCCCAAATAAAACCCAAATCCATTAAAATCATTGTTGTATGTTACAACAACTGTTTTTTGGTCTGGAACCCACATTGCGTCACTTGTTTGACTGAAGGATTTTAAACAAATTATAAAGAATATTGTTGTTAGAGTTGTTTTCATACAACAAATATAATATCTTTATGTGAGAAAATAAAATGCGTCAGTTTTTCAAACTAGCACATATTTATTTTTATGGAAAAAAAGAGAAACAGTGGTGGAGGTAACAAAAAAGCTTCGGATGCGAGAGTTAGGTGGGCAATAGAAAATCTAACAATTCCTGACGATAAAGTTTTTTGTGAAAACGCCACAATTGCTCGGCATCACGTTAAAAGAAAAATCATTCAAAGAAATTTGATAGACTATAAATGTGAGTTATGTGGAAACAAGGGAGAGTGGATGGGAAAATCTTTACCATTAATACTTGACCACATAAACGGAATAAATAACGATAATAGATTAGTTAATTTACGTTTTTTGTGTAGTAACTGTGATTCACAATTACCTACATATAAAAATCGTAGAGGAAATAGTGGTTAGTATTGGAAAGATGGCAGAGTTGGTCGATTGCACCTGACTTGAAATCAGGAGTACCTGTGAGGGTACCGTGGGTTCGAATCCTACTCTTTCCGCAAAAGGTGGATAACTTATCCACCTTTTTTATTTGACTGAAAAAAATAATTGTTTTATGTTTTAAAAAAAAAGTTATGTCTCGAATTGATGAACTGAAAAAACAATACCCCGAACTTAATGTATCACTATTAGATATTATAGTTAATTTGGATACATCCAAAACTTACAAATATGCACCTCTCTTTTGTAAACTGATTGCCAAAAGATTGAATTTAAAAAATAACAATCCAAATGAAAATTACATTGATGTAAAACTTAGGTATGAGTCTAGTTTGATAAATAGAGGAATTTCTACAATCAATTTGACTGATAACGAGTTGTTTGTATACAACATGCTCATGGAATATTTCCCAACTGAGATTTTTTCTACAATCAAAGAGTTCATGTATTTTATGGATAAGAATCAAATTGAAAATAAGGATGTTACATCGTATTCGACGATTGATGAAATTAGAGGTGCAATTACTTTAGCATCAATGAAAGAACTTACCAAAGAACTTGAAGGTCAGGTTATAAAAGAATACGAAGACGAGGTTTGGGTTGCTGTTAGACCTCTCACATTCCAAGCATCGGTAAAATATGGTGCAGGTACAAGATGGTGTACTACTTACCAAGCAGAGAAAAATTATTTTGAAAGATATTGGAGAGGGGGAATTCTATGTTACTTCATCAACAAAAAAACTGGTTATAAGTTCGCAGGTTACAGAAGTTTACCTGATAGGGAAATGAGTTTTTGGAATGCTGCTGATAATCGTGTTGATTATTTGGATTTGGAAATTGAAGACTATATGTTCAATAAGATAAGAAAAATTTTCTCTTCTGAATTCACAAACAAAAATCTCTCCTCAGATGAAATTCAGGATTTAGTACATAAAGAATGTATTGAAGCATATGAAAAGAAAGAGGTTTTAGTCGAACAAGATATTCCACAATTGGAACAATTGGTTGCTAACGAACCACAACCTATGGATGGACCTAATCAGGTTTTAATAAACGCGGCTCATAGATATAGGACTATGACTGCTGTACCAAGATTTGAAGAACCTGAAGTCCCTATAATTCCAATTAGAGGATAAAATTGAACCCACCTTTATGGTGGGTTTTTAATTACAATAGTTAGGTATTTATCATAATATGAGGACGCTCAACGAAATATTAGACAAATATAATGTATCCGAAAAAAATGGTTCTTTGGGTAATTTGAAAGCGCTCAAAAAAACAATCGAAGAACTTGAAAAATTGGATAAAGTTTTACTCTTACCTTGTTCGAATAGATACAATTGGGATTTGGGTAAAATGGATATTCCAAAGTCTACTATTTTAGCAATGGTGATTGATGAATACCTTGGTGATAAGTCTGTTCTGATTGATGTACCTGAACTCAAAATTTATCCCTGTGAAGGAAACGTATCAAGAGCTGAAGGTAATTCTTGTGGACTGAAAAAAGCCATGTTGAAAGACAAAACAAAGAATCCATCAGGGGAACATAGATGTTGGGCTAGTCTAAACAACAAAGATGATGAACTTTGGAAAATATCAAAGGAACTTTTGGAATCTGACGCTGTTATATTTTTCTCATCAGTAAGATGGGGTCAGGCAAATATGTTTTATCAGAAACTAATTGAAAGACTTACTTGGTTAGAAAATAGGCACACAACTTTGGGGGAATCTAACATAATCAAAGATATTCAAAGTGGATTTATTTGTGTCGGTCAAAACTGGAAAGGTATAGATGTGGTAGATACTCAAAAAAGAGTACACACATATTTCGGATTCAGACCGAATGATGACTTCTATTGGAATTGGCAGTTCACAAATAAAATTTCCGACGAGACACAAAAATCCTATAAAGAAGCCTTCCCTAAGTTTGTTGAAAAATTCGACTTAAAAGATTTAATCTAAAGTTCTTTCAAAATTTTCTCAATTTCCTTCCACTTTTTTGTAATTTCTTTTGGAGTTTTTCCTTCGGTTAACACTAAGGTTACACCGTCGGCATTCTTAACAGGAGCTTTACCTCTAAGTTTTTCAAAAATGTTCCCTTCATCCACCATACCAAGTACACCTTTTGTTTGATATTTCCTCAACTTTTTCAAAAATTCATTTTGTGTGTACGGTAATCTATAATTTTGGTTTTTGTAGAAAAACTTTCTATTTGTCTCAGGATTTATCAACTCAATCCCATCTTTTCTAATTCTATTTTTTGTGTGGGCAATTGTTTTGAATATTTTTTCATAATGGTCATTATTTTTTATGTGACCTGAGCAAGATGGGGTTGTGGGTATATTCTTTGAATGAAGGCCAATAACAATATCTTTCAAATCTTCATCTAAAGTGTTATAGAAATTTTTGTTGTTGGGTAACCTGAATTCTCGTGGTGATTCGTAAAAGAAAAACCAAGGGCACTTTTCTGTTTTTAACCAGAAACCTTTATGAAAATTTTCATGAGGTATAAAATCTGAATTCAAAATCATGCTAATTCTTCAATTTCTACAATCAAGGTACCTTTACCCTTTATGACCCTATGCCAAGCAAATTTTGGAATATAAATTTGTTTGGCATCAACTAATTTGGTCGGCAAACAATCTTCCATTTGAAATTCCCATCCGCCACCTTCAACTACAGTAACTTTTCTGTCTTTTAAGTCTTGATGCCATTTCAATTCCTCGGACTCAACGTCAGGAGCAAAAACTCTTCTGAGTTTGTTACCAATTATTTCTTGTTGGAAGGGGTAGTTCATAACTCCATTACTTTTTTCATGTTTGGTGACTTATTCCAATGTATTTTTACTCTAAAATTTATTGAAAAAACTTGAAAGAAATTACTGATGTCTTTTTCGATACCAGAAAGGGACATTTTCGTAGTCGTATGGGGTTCAACATCTATAAAAACATGAATTATTGGTGGTTGATAACTTCCCTTTAGAATGCTTTTTACATTCATGGTAAGGGGTTCACTACGTTCAGCATTCGAAACTGGTAAAACTACCGTATCTAAGTAATCTTGGAGAAATTCTTTGATTCTATCGAATTCCATACCCTTTTTAATTTCCATTACCAAGAGTTTGAGGATGATAATCCCAACTGCTTAGCATATCTTCCCACATTACATGACCAATATCCCGCTGTTGTTCTGTCTTTCTTTTGGTCACATCTGTGTCTTGCTCTGAAAGATTTTGCAGCCCCTTTATTCCTATTTCTCACTTTTAATTTTGGGTCACCAAAAGTGACTTTTTTAACGCCACCATTTTTTGATTTTACATAAACCGCAAACTTTTTAGGTCCACCAGGAGTTCTGAATGGTTTTCCCAATTTTACATTTTTTCCTCTGTGTTTAGCTTCTTCCAGAACCTCTTCATCATTCAATTCGAATGGGGCGTCTAAGTAAACAATTTCCTCTCCAATCTTAACTCTTTTACCTAAGTCAGATTCGACCATTAAAGTATCCTCTTCATTCAAGTTTATTTTACCTTGTTCCCAAAGATTTCTTACTTCATTAACCAAGTCAAAATAACCCTTAGAGTACACTCTGAAAACATTATCAGTCAATGATAATTCATTATCTATATGATATTTTAGAGCTTCTGAAATTTCTACTTTATCTGTAAGAACCAAAGTTTGATTTAATTGTTTTTCTAACGCTTCTTTAATGATTTGTCTTAAATTTCTCATATACTATAAATTTGGTTTGAGTACTGTTAATACTTCAGGGAATTCTTTATCGAGAACAGCTTCGTTTTTTCCTTCATAAGGAATATTTTGAAGAACGTATCTTATTGCATTTAAACCTGATACTCTCTTATCCTCAGCATCAATAATAACCCATGGATGATTCAGTGTAGATGTTTTATCAAATAATTTTTCTTTAAATTCAGTAAATCTGTCCCACAAATCTTGCATTTTGGAATCGTTTGGTGAATATTTCCAATATTTTAACGGAGATTGTTGTCTCATTTTGAATCTTCTTGCTTGCGTGTCTTTGTCTATTGAAAACCACAACTTGAAAAGATAGTCACCTTCCTTTACTAAATCACTTTCAAAATCCTCAACGTTTTCCATAAAGTCTTCATACTCTTCAATTGAGCCATAACCCATTACGGGTTCAATGAGACCTCTATTATACCAACTTCTATCAAAAAGATTAATCATTCCAGGTCTTATTTGTTTACGATATCTCCCCCACCAATCTTTCCTATCTTCAGGTGAAGGCACTCCTAAGGCAATCACATTATAATATCTTGGATTCAAGTTTTCGACAAATTTTTTGATTGTTGAGCCTTTTCCTGCAGAGTCTCTACCTTCAAAAACAATTATCACTGTTTTATTCGTTTTTTTTAACCATTCTTGTAGTTTGAGTAATTCCACTTGTAACTCGTAAAGTTCTTTTCTAAAAACTTTTTTGGGTATTATCGATGGCTCTTCAACTTCAAACTCATAATCTTCACTTTCTGGTTCAGTGCCATAACCTGACCTTTCTCTGTATTTTAGAGACGTAATAATTTTACCCAAATATTCTTCCACATTTTTTTTCTTGTCCCCCTTTTTCAAAAGTACTTTTCTCAAACCCCTACCCATCATATCAAAATCAATAATTTGAGTTGTTGAAAAATGTGTTATGTCCATTAACATTTTTTCAATCTTTGGAGAGTACAGTTTAAGGAATTCCAAAGTTTCAACAAATTTTTTCAAATTCGTATTCATACTTGGGCCTTCAACCCCATTTTCTTCTTTCAATATACCCATTACAGAACGGATACGACTTAATTCATTTAGGACGGACATTCGAACTTTTCTTTATAAATATTATTTTAATCGGTATTTCTATATTTATCTATACCAAGATACTAAATCAAAAAAATCAATAAAAATGGCAACAAGAAAAACTGCATTAGACTCTGCTGTTTCGACAGTAAAACCACCAATTACATTTAAGGAATTCTCGAAAGACCCTGTGAAAGGTCTTTTATTCATTGTGTTAATCGCAATTGGATATCTCTATGTAGATATTAAACTATCAAACAAAGAAATCGTTAGTAAGCAAGATGCTAAAATAGAAGCCTTGGAAGGTAAGGTCACAGTGCTTGTGGACCAACTTCGTAAATCTGATAGTACATCCGCCTCATTGGCATCAAAAATTTCAGTTCTACAAGAACTAGGTAAAATAAAATAAGATGAAATACTCAATACTACTTCTACTAATAGTGTTGGGATGTACATCACCAACAGAAACTAAAATCGAAAATAATGAAACATATTCAGCAATTGATTCAATCATTGGTCAAAGTAAAAAAAACCTTGTTGGACTTGATTCAACAATTAAAAGAACTGATTCTACCATCACAGGAAAAGTAGAAAAAACGGTTAAACAAATCTCAACTCTAAAAGAAGAGAACACAAAATTAAAAAAAGAAAATGAAAATCTTAAAAGCAAGCTTGACGATGCTAATGATGTTGGTCAGCCTTTCAAGCTACTCCCAGTATCCAACGGTCAAGACAATAGGTAAAGATACTGTTGTTATTATGACTGTAAAACAAGGTGAAGACATTAACCAAAGATTCATTTTACTAAATGATAGTATTAAAAAAGTTAATGTAAGCTTCGATAAATACATGTTAGAAAACGGGATGCGTTTACAAAAAGTCTATTCCGATTATAACATGGAATTAAATAATCACAGACAAACTAGAGCGGAAGCAGATAGTATCAAAAATCTCTATCTTCTTAACAAAAAACTTTATATGAATGCTGAAGAAGACCATAGAAGAGAAGTCAGAAATTTATTTGGTTTTACACTAATATCGTTTTTTCTTACAATATTCGTTTCCTTCAGTAAATAAAAGTTGTATGTCCAATCTTTAAAATAAAAATATTTATTAAAAAAATTAATTTATGTTACTGAAAAAAGGTTCTAAAGGTGACGAAGTAAAACAACTTCAATCAAAATTAGGTTTGAATGCTGATGGCGATTTTGGTCTGAAAACTGAAGATGCTGTAAAAGCATATCAACTAAAAAACGGTTTAACTCCTGATGGTATTGTTGGTCCTAATACGTGGCAGAAAATAATGGGTGAAGGAGTTGTTGTTACCCCACAAGTAGCACCTCAAGTAGGTGGTTTGAACTTAGATAAACTCAAAGGTCATATTCCTGATTCAGTAATTTCACAAATACCTGAAACCGCAGCTAAATTCAAAATAGACACTCCTTTAAAATTGGCACATTTCTTGGCTCAGTGTGGTCACGAATCTGGTGGATTTAAAGTTGTAAACGAAAACTTGAATTACTCTGCGGACGGTTTAAAAAAGATATTCACAAAATATTTCAAAGATGTACTTGCTGAAGGTTACGCTAGAAATCCTGAGAAAATTGCAAACAGGGTTTACGGTGGTAGAATGGGAAATGGTCCCGAATCAACAGGTGAAGGATTTAAATTCAGAGGTAGAGGATACATCCAATTAACAGGTAAAGACAACTACACAGCCTTTGGTAAGGCTATCAACGAAGACATTATTGGAAACCCTGATTTAGTATCTACAAAATACCCTCTATTATCTGCAGCATGGTTTTTCAGTAAAAATTGCTTGAGTAAATGTGTGGACGCTAGTGATGCCACAGTTACCTCAGTTACAAAATGTGTTAATGGTGGAACTATAGGTTTACCAGATAGACTAAAGCATTTCAAAGAATATTATAAATTGTTATCTTAGGTTTTGGTGATTTTACCTTTGTTTGGTATCTTTGACCAAAATATAAACTATGAAACTCAAAGTGAAAGAAACGAAGGTAAATACAGAACTTAATTGGGTTATCAAAATCGTTAATTCGGTTAAAACCAAAGACCAGCTTGATGTTGCTCTCAAATGTTTTTTGCTTTGGGATATGAAACATAGTTGCGAACCAAGATGTGAAGAAAAATCAATGTTGAAAAGTAAATTTTGGTCCATTTATAAAAACAAAGAAACTGGTTTTTTTGTCGGTGGTTAGAATTTAAACATACTTTTATTATATTGTGGATATATTTATCTCTACATCACTCTTTGGAGTGTTCTCATATATCCCTTTTCCAAAAGACCCGTCAAAATTATTTTGTCGGGTCTTATTTTTTTAATATATTTGCTCTATGGACAAACTATCATTATATCAACAAATAGAATTAGCCATTATTAGATGGTCAAATGATGGTACTAAAACAGCTGGTTCTCTAACAAGAGAAATTATGGAACTTATAAAAGATTTAAAATGAAAATCACATACGCAGACTCATTTTGGAAATCCTTAAAAAGATTGGCAAGACATCAAACTTGGTGGTACAAGACCTATGAAGTTTTTCGTTACAAAATTCCCATGTTCATTGAAAACCTTTGGTATTTCAGAAAAGAGCTTTGGAGATTTAGGTCATGGGATTATACTTTCAATTTAAGTCTCTTTGCACGTTCTTTGGAAAAAAGTGCTAACACACTTGAGTTTCATGGACACGAAGTAGATGTATCAAGGATGAAAAAAGTTGCTAAAATGAAAAGAGTTATCGAAATTATTAGAAATTTGGATGAATCAAATTATATTTCTTTAGCAGAAAAAGAATTGGGAAAATTAAAAAATACTGGTGGTTGGTTTGACGATAAAGAGGACACACCTGAGGAAAAAGAACACAATAAGAAAGTCTTTGATAGGTCAACTGAACTTGAAAATAATGAGTGGAATGAGTTATGGTCAATTCTTAAAGGACAAGATTATGAAGAATTCAGAAAGATTTACAACAAACTATCTGACGAAGAAAAGTGGGAACATTCTCATTGGGAAAATTGGTTCGATGGTTCAGGAATAAAAACTTGGTGGGATTAAAAAATTAAAAAATATGTGGAAAGTTTTTTTATTAATGTTCATTGTTACGGCAATTATATCCTATCTTTGGGTTCGAGGAATTGATTACATGCACAAAAATCATCCTGATTATAAAGGAGACGATTTTTTAAATTGGGATAAAGATGAAGACGATAAAAATAACATTTATTAGTGATACTCATAACAAACACGAGTATTTGACCTCCAAGGCCTATAATAACATTTTAGGTAGTGGTGATGTTCTTGTACATGCGGGTGATATCAGTATGATGGGTAAGACAGGTGAAATCAAAAGTTTTTTGGATTGGTTTTCTAATGTTGATTACACTCACAAAATCTTCATTGCAGGTAACCACGATTGGGGTTTTGAGTTGGTGAGTGATATTGCTCCTGAATATAAAGAAAAAGGGGTTCATTACCTTTTCGATAGTGGTATCGAAATCGATGGTGTAAAGTTTTACGGTAGTCCTTGGCAACCTGAATTTTTCAATTGGGCATTCAATCTACCAAGAGGAGAAAAACTTGCAGAGAAGTGGGCAATGATTCCTGGTAACACTGATATTTTGATAACTCATGGACCAGCACATGGAATGTTGGATTGGGTTCCAAATGGTCAAAGAGTAGGTTGTGAGGATTTGTTTCAAAGAATTATGGATATCCAACCCAAAATACACGTATGTGGTCACATACACTGTGCTTACGGTCAGAAAAGTTTCAATGGGGTAGAATTCATCAACGCTTCAGTCTTAGGTGAAAGATACACACATGAAAACAAACCTGTGACTATTTTATTCGACATAGAAACAAAACAAATTGATTACCCATGAAAAATGAATCTGTAATTTCAGAACTCAAAAAGTTGAATCCTGATGAGCACGTAAAAGTCACAATTGACCTTTATAGAAAATCGTTACTTGAGGTTTGTTACCATAACGGTTACAAATTCGACAAAAAATTTTATTGTGATTCGGAAACTACTTGGAGAGGAGCTAGTTTAGTTTGTGAACAATTTAACGTCTCAGAACTGATTGAACTCTTAGAATCCAAAGATTTGACTGAAATGCAAGACCTTGACTTTCCTGATTTGTCTATAGAGACCTCTACGGACGGTGATGTTGACGTAACTAATGTTGAGTGGGATGAACCCTTGACTGAAGAAGAAGAGTCAGAATTCAGTCCTATGGACCTTTATTGGGATTCTGAAATTACAGATTCTGAATTAAATTTTGGTACGGGTAGTATTCATACCATGATTGTAGAACATAATGATTCAAAAATCGCAAAAATTACTGAAAATGAAGATTAATGATGGACATTATTTAGAATTACTGGATAGATTACACGTACAAACATGTATGATTGAATCTCATTTAGTTGACCACCCTCTAACCAAGAGATTGAAAAAGGTTAAAAAATTAATAAATTCAGCACAGTGGGCTTTACTTGAGGCCTATCAAGTTGTTGGAGAAAAAGATTATGAAAGAGAACAAAAAAATAATCCAATTGCCAAAGTTGTACTTGGACGACGTAAGAAATCCAAAGACTAACGGTTGGACAATTGTAAGAAATTACGAAGAATTTGTTAAACACATCGATGAAAATGGTCTACCCGACGAGATATCATTTGACCATGATTTAGGTGAAGATACCAAAACGGGTTACGATTGTGCTAAATGGTTATGTAACTACTGTTGGACAAATGGAATTCCAATTCCAACTTATAATGTACACTCAGCAAATCCTGTTGGCAGAGATAATATAATCGGAATACTTAAATCGTTCGAACAAAAATTGAACAATTAGAAAGGTGAGATAATTCTCACCTTTTTTTGTATTTATAAACATGAGTACATTATCTAATCAACCTTTAAAAGTTTTACTTGCATTATCAAAACAACTCATAGAAGATGAATTTGAATATAGAAATCCGTGGGATGATGAGGATGGTAATATGAGGAAATTAAAAATTAGTGGAGGTTGGATTGGGGAAAAATTAGATGAGGACGACATGGAATTCATTTCCGCTTTCATTTTGGAAAATCTCAAAATAATACTAATGTCGATACATAACGAACTTACAAACTCACAAGCAATAGAGGCTCTTTCAATCCCTAAGAAAAAAAAATATAATGTTTATTATGAGGTTTGGGGACCAGCGACTTTGACCGAGAAATATAAAACCACTTGGGAATCTTACAATAAAAATTGGGTAAAGGATTCATTAAGACATAGTTACCATGAAGGAGAATTTGACTACTACGAGGGAGATTATCAAGAACATGAATCGGACAATTTCGAACCAGATAATTTTGATATAAATTACGTAAATGACTTGAGAGAAAATAAAGAACCAATCTTAGACAAATTGGTAGTAGAAAACACTCAGGATTTGTTGGATAATTTAGATAGAGATACTCTATTGAAACTCAGGAATTTGATTAATCAGAAACTTTCTTCTTAGCTTCTTTTGCAAGTTCACCTAAGGTTTTCTTCTTTGAACCAGGATGAACGTAACCCCTCTTATATTTGTATTCTACCTCGACAGGACCGTTTGTCGTAATTTTAGAATTGTATTTCCAAATAGAAATACACTCCTCGTCTTCAAACACGTATTCGTATTTCGTAGGTTTTGGTTCAGGTTTTTTTTCGAAAGGCATGATGTAAAGATATGAATTAATTTTCAACTATTAGTTCTGTTTTTTTGTTTTTCTGTAGAACTCGTCATTAAAACTACCATGCGTATTATTTGAGATAAACTCAAAATTATATTTTTTTAATTCTGTTTTGTTTTTCGGATATATTGCCAAAAAAGGTATACCCAGTTTTCTTATGAAGGCTTTTTCTGCGTGGTCTTTATTTTTTTTAACTTGTATTGCATATGTTGTTCCGTTTATTGTTGCAGTCAAATCAATTCCGAAAACCATATCTACTATATTACCCCACGTTGAGAAATTATTTATGTTTTGTACGTTTTCTGGCAAATTATTTAGAAGCTCCTTAAACTTTTCCTCAACTAAATCCCCTTCCTCGGTTGTTTTTAAAATTCTAGAAAAAACAGATTTCATTTTTATACTTTCTAAGTCTTTAAAAGATTCTAACAGGTCTAATTCAGCCAAACTCAAAGTTTTAATTTTGATTTGTTTTCTAGATTCAGTTTTCTGTAATAAACCCATCATTTCAGTATTCAAAATTTGACTTACGGGTCTTTGTTTGAAATATTCGTGAATTACCTCTGAGTCCGATTTTCCTGAGATAAGATTCTCAAGATACTTTTCTTCTATCATTGAACCCCAATTAACATAATTGGTGTCTATTTTATTCAACAGACTCCAAATAACCTTATCTCCTTCGGTTTCCAAAATACCCCAGTAATTTTTATTTTCACATTTGAAAATCATTTCATCTATTTTTTCTTCGAAGGTTGCTTTTGATTTGTCTGCCCAAGTAATAATACCAGCGGTTGAGTCAAATTCGTCAATTTTTTCTAAATCATCGATATTTGTCTCATACCATTTGTCGGATGGGGACCCAATTTTGAATTTCGAACCCAAAATTAAAGATTCTAATAAGAATTTCTTATTTGATTTTATTAAATTGAGATAAGTTTCGATACCTTCTTTCTTGATTTCTGTTTGTAGTGACCTTGTTGAGTTAATTCTTGAAGAAATATTTTTTTCTTTTTTTGTTTTCTCTGACTTTTCAATTTCTTGGAAAAGTTTCTCAGCATTTTCTAGCTCTGTGTCTGATATTGGTTCTTTTCTCCAAACTTTTACCCATAAATCTTTTATTGATTTATCATCACCATAATAATTCAAGATTTTTTTGAAAAGTTCTTCTTGTGATAGTTCTTCCTTAAGTATTTTTTTTATGAGTTCTTTCATTGTAAAATAAATATCAAAAAAAATGAAACCCTTGTTTTCTATTTACCTGAATAATCGCCCAACAAAGTTATTGGTTGACTGTTTTTAAGTGATTCGAGTATTCCTTCTTCAATTTTACTCGATGGAAACTTGTAATGTACTCTAATAAGTTTTATTCCATTGTTAAAACAATACTCATTTTTTATCTTATCGTTTTCCTGTATTTCATCGTATTTTCTTGCGTATTTGGTCTTGGGGTTAAAATGCTGCTCTCCGTCATACTCTATTACAGTATTAATATCAGGAATGTAAAAATCAAATCTCAATGGTCTACAATACTTTCCCTCAACTTTGTTATTACAATCTTCAAAAATTTTTTCACGGTTATCACATTTTCTAGAACCCATGCATTTAGGGTCGATTAAACCTTTTTCTACTAAAATTTTCGCAATTAATTCTTCACCAGCGGATATTTTTTCAGGTACAAAATGAGAGGTTATTGATTGGTAAAAATCTTTACCTCTTTTGTTAGCTGCGTTAAAGTAATTAAAAGAATTTTTTTTGAATTGTGCCGCGGTTTTATATTTTTTCGCCTCTTGTTCGAGTTCATCAGGTGAATATTTGATTTTTGATTCAATATAGTCAAACCTGCATCCATTTCCTTTTAAATGATGAAATGGATAAATTTCAAAATATTCGTGACCTGTTTTTTTCAACCAATCTTCTCTGTGTTTGGGACATATAATTTTGACTTTGTTTTTACTGTCCTTATAGTCAGTCAATGAATAATCATATTTCGGATTACCATCATCATCAACATGTATTTTTTTTGACGCATCAACAAATTCTTGAGTGGTTTTTTTATTTTGTCCACCCGCTTCCATCAATCTTGTATACTGAGATTCTGTTATGATAATTTTCATCTATCATAAATACAAAACAAAATAAAAATCCCCTCACTAAGGAGGGGATTAATGTGTTGTCTTACTCAACGGGTTGTTCTTCGGATTCTCCTTTAGTCTTATTAATCCATTTGTCTACCGAACCGATTCCAAATGAACCTAAAACTAACCATAGGAAAGCGTTAAAAATGAATTCATTAATGACTAAATCTTTCCCTAAATAACCTGTAATGATGTCTGCCAATGCAAACATAACCATCATCACAAAAGCTAAAAATCCTACAACACTTTTCTCATTGATTGAGTTGTTGTCGTTGAATAAGTTTGATAAGAACTTTTTCATATTTTGGTAATTTACTTACCAATAAATATTAGAATTCAGGCGCGTTTGCGTTGTAATTTTGTAGAATTTCTGCAGCACTCAAACTTTTCGTGTAACAATAAACTCTAGCCACTCTACCATTAAGTAAATTTCCACCCGCAAATGTTCCAATATTTGTTGAGCCGTTACCTGGTCTTGGAGATTTATTTGCGGTGTAAGCACTATCAAAAACACCATTAACATAAAGTTTCATCCCGTCTGTTGTATTGAAGGTCAAAGCAACATAATACCATGTATTCAAATTGAAATTAGCTACTGACGGGAATGCAATATAACTCGGCCAATCACTATGACCACAATATATTTTATGAGTTGCTCCAGCAACACCCATATACATAAAATGACCTCCACTAGAGCTACTTATGATATTATTATCTTGATATCCGTTAAAATAAACCCAACAAGATTTTGTGTAAGCTGTTGAACCCAAAACTAATCCACTGCCTGTACCATATTGATTCGAGCCGTTGAACGTGAAATACGATGGTGATGATGAGGTATAGGTCGGTGAGTTAACCAATGTAATATTTTGTTGGGGGTCAACTAAATCAAACCAAGTATTTCCAGTTCCTGGATATGATATTGGATTACTTGCATCCAATTTCAAAGTTAAATTTTCTGTTACCACTTCTGAGTAAGAGGTCCAATATCCATTTGAATTTAACCAATTTAATGCTTCAGTACTTCCTGTGAAAGTCTGTCCCGCTATCGTACTTGATAAATCGAGGAACTTATTTTTTGTTTTTCCATCTGTCCTAAAAAAACCGAGATAAGCGGGTGTGCCAACGGGGTTCGGTTGATTTCCAGTTGGGACGGGCTGTGCAATAACATAACCCAAATCTTGGTCAGGTCCATTCCAAAATTGTGGTGAATTTGTATACCCCGTTAATGGTACACCAATTGCAAAGTCACCTGACTGTATTGTTCCACCGATTGTTGTACCTGTATTATATGCGAATGATTGTATTGTAGCCATTTTGTGTTTTTTAGTTAAAAGTCAAAGACCAATTGAGTAATTCGTGATTATCGTTAGCTCCTCCCGTTGCTGAACCAAATCCCATGTAGTAAGAACCTGTATCAAATGAAAAGCTAGTAAATGTTTTATTTGCCGACACAGGTTTTGAATTGGATGTATTCCAATAAAGAGCAAAAGTTTGTGCTGAATGATTGTAATCACCCCAGAAATACATCGTTTGTCTCCAAAGTCCTGATGAAACCGAGTTAGCCGACTGAAGCACGTTATTTTTATACCAATTGTAACTGTTATTGGTATAGGTTAAAAATGTGATTGCATTAATGGTGCCAACAGCCTGTATCAAACCGACACCTCCACCACCAGTTCCTGTCGAGTTATTAGTTGATGTCCACTGAACGCAATATCCATCTGCACCAGTTCCCCCACCGATAATGGTTTCCCATTGAGTAGAAAAATTTCTATCATATCTAATTGCAGATGTTCTATAAACATTACCCACCTGGTTATTTCCTGCCGTAGTCAGATAAAGAATATTTGAACTAACCGCAGCATTACCTAAAAGTGTAAGTCCTGCGGTGGATGAGAAATTAGAATAACTGAATCCTTGTGCGTTTGGAGTTCCCGATGGGGTGTTAGTTGGTGTTGGGGTTTTTGTTGGTGTTTGAGTCTGAGTGTTTGTTGGAGTAGGAGTGTTTGTTGGAGTAGGAGTTTTTGTTTGTGTAGGTGTAGCCGTAAGTGTAGTTGTTGTAGTTGGTGTAATTGTTGGAGTTAAAGTTTGGGTAGGTGTAGGCGTAGATGTATTAGTTACAGTTTGTGTAGGTGTAGCCGTAAGTGTAGTTGTTGTAGTTGGGGTGAGTGTTTGCGTTACCGATGGGGTCGGTGTGTTTGTTGGTGTTTCGGTTTGCGTTATTGTAGGTGTGGGTGTTGGTGTAATTGGGGTAAATGTTGTGGAATAACCATTGGTGTTTAACCAGTTGTATGCATCCAACCCATCTGAAAAATTTTGTCCTGAAATTGCATTTACTAAATCAATAAATTCACTTGTGGAGAAACCATTTGTCCTAAAAAATCCCAAATAAGCCGATGAACCAACAGGATTTGGTTGCGCTCCTGAAGATACAGGTTGTGCAATTACATAACCCAAACTATCATCTGGACCATTCCAAAATTGTGGTGAGTCGGTAAAACCTGAAATGGGAGTACCAATTGCGAAATCGCCAGATTGAGTTGTTCCTGATATTGGAACTAAGCTTGGATTATATGCGTAAGGAATTGCCATCATTATAGACCGTATTTTGACTTTGTATTATTATAGTTTTGTAAAACTTGAGCTCCCGACAGTCCAACGTTGTAAATTTGGCAAGCGCCTAGTCTGTATGTACATATTGTTGTAGTTGTGGTCATGTCTGTTGATGTAGGGTAACCTAAATTGAAATACATCGGTAATGAACCACCAGCATTGTAAGGTGTATCTCTTGAATAGGTTGAACTTCCTACACTACTTCCATTTACATATCCAGTTAAAGTACCATTATATGTCCAACCAACATAATACCAGTTGTTAAGAGCATAAGTTCCTGATGTTATGGGTGCCGTGTTGATTGTATACGGCCAAACACCAAATAAAAATCTATTACTTGAATCTCTTTGAATTTGAGCGTCATACCAACCTCCATCAGGGGTTAAGTTACCTTGTTCGGAATATATTATACCATTCGATGTTGGGTAAATCCATAAGAACATAGATTGATTTGTTCCTGTATTAGCGGGGGACAAATAAGGGTTGATATTGGCCGTATAGATATATTCGAACGTGCCTCCATCAATTGTAAGATAATTTGGAGAACCACTTGTATAAACTATCGTTCCCGTCAAAGTTCCATTGATGTTTCCTTTAAGGTCAGTAATAACTGAGCCTGAACCGCTATATGAACTTGAATTTTGTATATCCCAATTCATAATCAAATTGGTCTGAATCAAAGCTGTTGTTGGTGAAGGTGTTACTGTTGGCGTTGGTGTAGTTGTTTTGGTTGGAGTTTGAGTTACTGTTGGCGTTGGTGTAGTTGTTTTGGTTGGAGTTTGAGTTACTGTTGGCGTTGGTGTAGTTGTTTTGGTTGGAGTTTGAGTTACTGTTGGCGTTTGAGTAGGAGTAGCGGTAAGAGTGGTTGTTGTTGTTGGCGTTGGTGTAGTTGTTGTCGTTGGGGTATTTGTAGGTGTTTCGGTTTGTGTTATTGTAGGTGTGGGTGTTGGTGTAATGGGGGTAAATGTTGTGGAATAACCGTTGCTGTTTAACCAATTATATGCATCCAATCCATCTGAAAAATTTTGTCCCGAAATTGAGTTAACCAAATCTATGAACTCAGAAACCAAAAATCCGTTTGTCCTAAAAAATCCCAAATAAGCAGATGAGCCAACAGGATTTGGTTGGTTTCCCGCTGATATAGGTTGTGCAATTACATAACCCAAACTATCATCTGGACCGTTCCAAAATTGTGGTGAATTCGTAAAACCTGAGATTGGACTACCTATCGCAAAGTCTCCCGATTGGGTTGTACCCGATATCGGAATTAAACTTGGGTTGTATGCGTAAGGAATTGCCATTTTTTTATAAATATCTATTCTATTTTCATCAACATTGACCCCAATTGATGACTTTGGTTCCAACTACTTGAATGAAAGTTGCTCCATCCGTGATAGTGAATTTAGCACCTACAGGGGGGATTGAAAATTGTCTATTCCCGTAAACATTATCTCCAGGTCTTAATTGATGAAATGGTTTTGGTGCGTAAATGGTAACATTACTCGGGGTCCCATAGTCAATAGACTCACATACGTCTTGATACCAATTTCCTGTTATTAAATTTTCTATGAAAACAGGTGTAGGTGTAAAGGTTGGAGTTGGGGTATAGGTCGCAGTTGGAGTTGGTGTGTGAACCGTTGGTGTTACAGTCATTGTTGGTGTAACCGATGGGGTCAGAGTTGCTGTCGGAGTCGCGGATGGGCATGGACCCATAATTTGAATATTCAGAGGAGAACTATATTCTTCCTGTAATAAATTTTCAGCACAAACATATGCTCTATCCAATGGGTTCAAAGGGGATACACTTATAATTCCTGTACATCCCGTCCAAACGTAATATCCTTCTTCAACTGTGTTATAATTGGTTATTTCGTAGTAATTACACGCCATAACAATAAATAGAATGGGGGGATAAAAAAAAAGGGGGACACCGTCGTGTCCCCCGAATCTCCGTCGAGATAAATTTGGTCCTATTTTTTTTAGACTAAGGGGCCGAAGACCATCAAACCCGTGGGAGTGGACAACTCCTATTTCTATTTTACGCCTGAAACATCCAAAAGAAGGCTTAGGTTGTTAGTTTATTAAGGATGAAACTGGAATTACCTTTCCATGTAAACCTCCCGTGTTTGGTTTGTCCATAATTTCTGAATTTATAAAGCGGAGAAGAAATCAGGAAGGGTGAGTATGGGGAACCACCGCTCGTAAACATTCCGCTGTCCATTTGTTTTACAAAGATAAGAAAGATTTTAATGCCTTCCAAATCTTTTCAAAAAATTCAGATAAAAATCTGAAAATTTCGTGGTTGGGAGTGGAGTCGAACCACTGGCACACGGTGTTCACCCGCTGCTCTACCATAAACCCCGAAGAGTTACTGAGCTACCTCAACCAATTGTCTTACAAAGATAAGAAATCTTTTTCGGACCGCCAAAATTTGTAAGAACTTTTTTTGTTCGAATACCGAGTATCTTTCATCGCCTTTAAGTTCCGAACTGAACACAAAACTAATTACTATTTCCTATTCCGTCAAATTTTTTGGTATTTATTTTTATGAAGAAATTATTTTTAACCACCATTTTGTTTTTAAGTATAGGAATTTCATATTCACAAGATACTATAAGAGTGAATCACACAAATTACACTACTGTTTTTTCCAAATCAAAAAAATATCCTGTAGTTGTCGAATGGTGGGTTACCAAAGACATGGTGAGTTGCCCGTATCCATTAAAAAGAAAAGACAACTTTAAACCTGACCCAAAGCTATTTCAATACACTGATTTATTAAAAGATTATGTGGGAAGTGGTTTTGATAGAGGACATATGATGCCTGCCGCAGATAATCTTTGCCAAACTCAACAGGTTCAAGATGAATGTTTCTATTTTTCTAACATGGCTGCACAATATCATAGTTTGAATGCGGGTGATTGGAAGTCTCTAGAAACCTATGTGAGAGAGGAATCAAAGAAAAGTGACTCAGTACGAGTGTGGTGTGGGAATTTGGGTGAAATAAAAAAAATTGGTTCGGTATCAGTACCCAAGTATTGCTGGAAAGTAATTTACATCAAGAAAGAAAATATATGGAAATCATTCTTATTTAATAACGACAATTCAAAACCTGACGGGTTTCAAAATAACGAAGTCAAGTTATCTGAAATTGAAAAAATGACGGGTTTTAAATTTAAGAATTTATAACACCGTCAAGATATTTTTTTATTGTCCTTCTAATTTTTTGCTCCCCTAAAGCAACCCAGTCATCTTCAATCATTTGAAAAATTTTCCCGACTAAGTATTTTTTATTGCCGACTAGTGGTCTTGTTTTATCGTCAATTTGTATTAATTTAAGAGGAGTTTTCATCCAATCAAAATTGATTTCATGAGTTGGGAAATGTCTTTTCAGATAAGTCAAAAGTTCATCTGAAGTATCGTCAACATATTTTGATAAAATTTCTTTTCTTTCTTCCTCTGTAATACGCATAATCATAAATATAGGTCTATTTATTTGAAAATCTAACACATGGCAAAAGCAAAAGGCGGCGCGAGAGCTGAATCAAGAAAAATTACTTTCGGTAAAAGAAAAGGTGGAGTTGCAAAGAAATCTTATAACAAAAACAATCCGAGACCGAAAGCATATCGAGGTCAAGGACGCTAACTTTAGTTTTCTATAAATTGAGTTATAATTTTTATCATGTTAGATAAGAAAAGAAGACTATTTCGCCTAATAGAAACCTACATCAATGATTACCAAAAAGAAGCTGTGGAGGAGATGTATGGTGTTGGTACAAGAATCAAAATCCACAACATTGTAGAGTCTCAAACTCAAAAGTCAATTTTATTCGAGGCTGTGATTATTTTGGGTGAAACTATAACTGAACAAGTTATGGATAGAAAATTAGCCGATGTGTTAATTCAGGATGCGATGGTCTATTTTTTTCCTGACCAATCAATTAAAACTTATGTAAGGTGGGATGTTTAGAGATTTCTTTTTCTCATCTCCTCGAGTAACTCACTATTCTCTTTTTGTAAAAATTCAACTTTGACCGTAAGTGCTGAAACCTTTTCAGTCAACGACAAAATTGTCGTTCTCATATCATCTTTTTCTTTTGAGCTCATTTGAAGAAGAGCTTCCAATTTGGATATTCTATCTCTGCAATCGTCACGAACAAAATCTTCGTCTCTTTCTTTTCTCATGGCTCTTTTTTCGTAGAATCTCCAGGCACTTGTTGAACCCAAAACTGTGACGATGGTTATTAACACCGTCCAAACTGAATCACTCGTCATAAATTAATTTTTCATTTATTTTCATAAATACCGAAAAGTAAAGAAAAAATTATTTTTTTATCTGATGAATTTCCGAAGGGAGGGAAATAATTATTATTCTTATAGAATAATAATATAAATTATAAAATATAAAAAAACTAGTAATACTAGTTCTAGAGGTTTTTAGACAAAATCCACACAACACTCCAAGTTTAAAAGAGACTCCACAAAATTAGTTACTTCGTTTATTGTGATATTCGACTTCGTATAAATGGAGTCCGTTTTGTTTTCGATGGATAAAAAGATAGCATGTGAATCAGGTAACCATCGGTCTTCATCTTGGTCATATTTTTGGGTTGGTACTATAACCATTTCTTTGATTATAAGATTGTCTCCGTAGGATATCTCAAAAGACGATTCAACCAATCTTTTTATACGTTTAATTTTGTCCACGTCATATCAGAATTTAAAACTACCGAATATAAATATTTTTTTGTCCATTCTTTGGGTCCAATTAAAGAAAGGGAACGTCCACCATCCATATCTTCATAAAGGTGGTATATCTCCCCTATAATAGGTTCAAATTTGTACCTTGACTCGTAGACCTCCTGTTGTAAAAGGATTGAATTTTGAAGGGTTTCTGCGTCTCTAATGAGTTCTTCATATCGTCTCTTGATTACCCTATCTACTTTGTTAAGACCATGACTTTTGAATGCCGTCAAATCGGAAGGTTCAATCTTTGGTGCACCGACATGTGTAGGGTAAGGAATACTCTTTGGTTGTAAATTTACCTTATCTATGTGTGATTGTGTCGACATAAAAAAAATGTCCCATTCGGGACATTAATATAATCAAAATATTTTTAAAAACAATTACTGACCTTTAATCATACCAAGACCATGTTTCAAAAATTCTTTAGCTCTTGGTGAGATATGTTGCATTGCATACACTTTCTCAATATCTTTCACAAGTTCTTCCCCGTGTTCATTCTCTTTGTATAATTCGATGATTTTGTCCATAGCCTTACCACATTCTTTCTTTGTTTCATCGAAATAGTTATATGGTTTGAATCCTTTAAGATGATTCATGATTTCGTAAGCCAAGTGTTCTCCTCCGTCAGAAACTTTTGGATGAAGTCTTAGGGTCTTTAGTAATTCTAATTTATCAACCAATCCTCTAACTCCATTTTTTCTCATTTTAACACCTTCAATATAATCATCATCTTCGTCATCACCAACAATCTCTTCTAATGATTTTGTATTTCCAGCGTGGCAAAATTTTCTGTCCTCAGTTTTCTCTGATTCGCTTACTTGATAGATTCCTCTGATTCTTTGTTTTTCGTCTTCGGTTATAATAAATCTTTTACCCATGACTATAAATACTTCAGTTTATTGAAAATTTTATTAGTCCAAAATATGATGAATAAAGAAAATTTTCTCGTCATCACTTAATTCATCGTTTGTGAATGAAAATGGTGAATAATCAAACTTATAAAAACAAGGTTTAAAATATTCATAAACCAATTTTGCTGATATAGAATCATATGCGTCTTTGAAAGTAAAATATCTTTCATTCAAATAGGAATTATCCTCCAACAATGAACTAATTCTCGATATCTCACTTTTCTCTTTCGAAATGAAAGGGAGTTTCAATATATCTTCCTTTAGGTTCTCAAGTTTTACAACATAGTCGGGGTCTTTTTTATCAAATGTCCATTTCTGAAAAAAATTATTTTCATCATCGTATCTCGGACTCAAAAAAACATAAGAGCCTTGTGACCAAAAGTTATCTCGAACCCAACTGCAAAATTTAAATTTGAAATCTTTAGAATTTTTCAGAATTGGTTTTTCCAAATAAAAATTTTGATAACAAGCAAAAACTCTATCATATGGATTTCTGATATTTGTAATGATTTGGAAGTCAGAATAGTCTTCATCGATATGATTTTCGTTACTTTGGGAATCTTTACGGAAATCTACCAACTCGTAATTGTTTTTTTTCTTTATCGAGAAAAAATTATAATTTTCAAATATTTTTTTTGTAATAGAACTTGCAGTTCTTTCAGGAGCCAACCAAATTACCTGATTTTCTAAGGAAACATTCATATTTTAATGAAATTATTAACATTTTGGATTGTGTAAACAGAATCTTGAGAATCTTCACAATAATCCCAAAGTGTTTTCAATTTCAAATAAGGGTGTTTTTGACTTTTTGACCATTTTTTAGCATATTGATAGTCAGCAACGTTCCACATTAATTTTCTTTTTGGTTTTTCAACAAAAAAAGAACGAATTTTCAATAAAATTGAAAAAAAGAACGAAATAATTTTATAAATAAAGTCTTGATGTCTCATTGAAGATTTTTTTCGCTACGATTTCTAATCTATCAATTTCTTTTTGGTCTTTTTCGGAAACCTCGAAGTTTTTAGCTTTGATTTCTCTGATTTGTTCCTGAATTCTCTGATATTGGAACAAATATTTGTTATAAAGGTCGGCTTTCTGTTCGTTTGTGAGTCTTTGCATGGTTGTGTTTTCTAAAAAAATAAAAAAAGGGTACAAAATGTAAATCAAGTACCCTCTTTTGTTTTATTATATATTGAATTCAATTTATCTACCACACCAAAAACTTCAGACTTGGTTCCTTGGTCAATTTTTTTTCCAAATTTAAAAAGTGAATTCAGCTCTTTCAATTTACCAATCACATCCTCCATTGAATCCTCCAAGTTTTGATTTCCGTTACTTGTATCGTATTCAACAGGTTGAACATAAATGTCCAAATCCATTGCGGCACTGTTGGAACCCGTCTCTACGAGTCTTTTATATTGCTTTTCGGTAATAACAATAGTTCTCACAAGATTTAAGCATTTGCTAATGTGATATTGATTATAGAAGATACATTCAAATCTTCCCAATTAACCAATTTTTCTTCACCACCAGCTAAAACCTCTATATTTCTACCAAAATTAAGGTCCCCTTGGACTTTATTACCCACAATATTTGCAAGATTCAAATAAAGACCATCATTAACTCTGAAAATTACTTTCATTATTCCTAAAAATGTTGTGCAAGCTTCATCTGAATATACATTAAAAATTCTATCTGATGATACATCAGTTAACTGTACTGTAACGTCCTCAGTTACACCAGAAGGTTTGTGAGTATAGTTATCATTAAAAAGCTTGATGAATTTATTTGACTCATTTCTTACGTTAAGTGTTGCCATAGTTTGATTTTCTTTATAAATAGTCTAATTTTTATTAAGAAATATTTATTGTTATGAAAAACCTACTCTTTTTACTCATTTTTACACCACTTTTTGTTCTTGCTCAGAATGAAAAAGAACAAAAATCAAATATTCGAAATAACACTCAATCGTCCACACAAAACTCACCAAATAGAGTAACCAATACTGAAATTTATCAAAAACAAGAGATTAGGAGAGAAACCCAACCACCAAAACAAACTATAATCATAAGAGAACAACCTTATTATGGTCGACCTTGGGGATTCAATTCTTGGGATAGATGGAATAGATGGGGAGCACCTTACTCGTATGTGAATTATTATGATTGGGACATCTACGACAGATGGGGTTATAGAAAACCTGCAAGGATTTATCAATTGCCCGATGGAAAAAACGACACAATAGTTAGTAAAAAAAATAAAACAAGAATAGGATTTAACTTTACATCTGATAATCAAGTGGGTGGATGGATAACAGTAGGTAAAGGAGTATATTTTAAAGGTCAATTCTCAAAATATATAAATCAAGATAAATCAGAATACTATTCTCACCCTGATGTTAATTTTTATAATGCAACAAATGTTTGGAAGGACCAAAGACTCGAAGACATAACCAAGGGATGGTCGATGTATTTGGGAGTGGGACGAGAATTTAAAAATATAGGAGTTAATATATCCTTAGGTTTTGGTCAAGAAACTGAAAATTTTCAGTTTTTTGACGAATACTACCAGTTGTCTAGTAATGGAAAATATTCTTTCAAAAACTTTGTAGATGATTATATGACTTTAAGTTTTGGGGTGACTCATGACTATAAATTTTTATCTATAAACGGAGACTTTGACCCAATAAGAAAAACATTTTCTTTGGGGGCTGGATTTAATTTTTAAAATATGGCATATTCTGATAAAGTTATTGACCACTATACCAACCCTAAAAATGTCGGTACATTAGATAAATCTAAACTAAACGTAGGTACTGGGTTGGTTGGAGCTCCCGAATGTGGTGACGTTATGAGACTACAAATAGAGGTTGAAAACAACATAATTATCGATGCTAAATTCAAAACTTTCGGATGTGGTTCAGCAATTGCTTCATCAAGCTTAGCCACAGAGTGGTTAAAAGGAAAATCTGTGGATGAAGCATTGAAAATTGATAATATGGAAATTGTTGAGGAATTAAATTTACCTCCAGTCAAGATACATTGTTCAGTATTAGCCGAGGATGCCATAAAATCAGCGATTAATGATTTCAGAATCAAACAGGGCTTGGAAGAAATAAAATTCTAAAAATTTCTATGATAACTGTTTCTAACTCAGCAGCCGTAAAAGTGAAATCGTTGATTGAAGAGAGTGGTTTTAAAACTCCATTTTTGAGAGTTGCAGTAAAAGGTGGAGGATGTAGTGGTCTATCATACGATTTATCTTTCGACACTGAGAAAAAATCTAACGATACACTGTCCGAAGATAAGGGTGTTAAAATTTTAGTTGATAATAAATCCTTGTTATACTTATTTGGCACTGAACTTCAATTTTCAGATGGATTGAACGGTAAAGGATTTGAATTCGTAAATCCCAACGCAAGTCGAACTTGTGGATGTGGAGAAAGTTTTGCGGTGTAATTTAATTCGTTTTCTTGGGGTATTTATTAGTTAGTACTATGAAAAAAAATATTAGAGAAGCTGTAGGTGTTCCTTCGAATATTCACGAAACTTCAGAAAAAATATACAAAAAAATATATTCTTGGGTTAAAAATCTTAAAAAAGAAGATTTAGAACCAGGTGTTGGTGCCCAAAAAGATTTCAGAGGACAATTCCAAATTGCAGATTATCCGTTTTCTACCATCAGGGTAAAACTTGGTGTTGAGCCTCACAAAAAAATTACAGAACCCGAATTGATGTCTATGAGTGTACAGACACAATCTAAGAAAACGGAAGATTTCAAATTACAAACATTAAAAAGTAAAACAGTAAACATACTCATCCTGATTCTTGTCCCAAAAGGTTGGGATTATAGCAAACTTCCTTCATTTTTTGAAACTAATAAGAATGAATTGATAGAAAATTTCAGTCATGAACTGAAACATGCTTACGACCATTACAAGAAAGAATATGATAGTATGGAGAATAGAGCCATTTACCAAGGTGCAATCGGTTCAGGTATCGGAATTGATGCTGTAGATAAATTTATCCACGATATATATTTTACTTCTGTAAACGAAAATTTAGTTAGACCAAGCGAGGTGCTGAGTGCAATTAAAGCTAACAAAATTTCACAAAAGGATTTTTTAAATTTTCTAACAAATCACGTTACTTATCAAAATTTGAAAAGAATTCAAAACTTCACTTATGAAAAGTTTATTCAAGAAATTCTTTCTACTCCCAAACAAGTAGACAAATTTTTAAAAAAATTGGGATTGGACCCATCAACGATGAGGGACAAAACTAAAGTAAGAAGGGTGTTGGAAGCTACGTATAATTACATCGTGAACAGTACAATCTCGAATTACAGTGATATGTTGAAACAATCAATTTTGGACGAACTTATCGGATTTCAAGGGGAACAACAGGTTATGTTTACCAACTTCATAAAAAAAGTAACAAGATTCAAAAAACCTGAAGATTTTTACAAATATTATGAAAAACAGTTCAAATATGTTGCGGATGAGATGATAAGAAAAATCTCTAAAGTTTACTCTTTAGTTGATAAGTAAGTAGTCCTCTACAAAAACTTTACCCTTTCCTTTTTTAAGTGTTAAATATTTTTTGGTGAACCCATGCGTAAATCCGTATCTGTTGTTAATTTCCAAAAGACCTTTTTTTTTCTTCAAAAAACCTGAAATGTAGTATTCCATAGAACCTTGTTTCCTTTGGATATTTCTCAATGGTAAGTCAAAGTTTTTTTCGAACCATTGTCCAATCAAATTACCCAAGGTTTTAGACTCTAAAGAAAATAAAGATTGATAGGGTTGAAAAAATTTTTGGTTATAGAATAACTGACCATTGGAATTTGCTTGAATAAACCAATCACGGGTATCCTCTTCAATAATCCAAAACTCACTTTCGTTTGTAAAAATTCCTTTGTTGGAAATGTCCTCAACTAACTTATCAAAAACAAACTTTTTAAGGTGTGGATGAATTTCAGACATAAATTTAATTATCGACGGTTTTTACAGGCTCTTCAAAATTACGAATAAACCATTTTCTGAATGGTTCTTTCCACATATCACCGAAATAACTGTTTAAAATATTCTCATACTTGTATTCAACAGTTACCGTAGGACAAATTTCTCTCACATAACTTCCAGGGCTGAAATATTCACAGTCATACCACCTGAAACAAGTATCATCATTTTCGTAGTCACCGATGTAAAACTCCATTCTCGTCATATCGTCACCCTCCTCACCAGTTTCATCATTATATTCGTAGGGTACAGTATAATGAATATTATCCACATCAAAAAGCAGGTCCAAATAATTGGTTATAGTCTTTTCTAATTTGGATTCTGAAATTATGTACTTCATTATGCTACGTCGGAATCTGGTTTTTTGATTGATGCAATTATCGGTTGTCCCATACCTTTGACTTGTGATGCAATTTGTGATACCATTTGTTCATACTTTTTTCCTGAGGCGTACCTATTTCCGTTTTTGTTTACAAAATTGTCTAACAAATCAGATGCTGTCTTGTCTCCAACCAAATAATTTTTAGCAATCAAATCATAATAAGTTTGGATTCCACTTTGTACCGAATTGTGCTGAATATTTGCACCTGAATCTGTGTTTCCAACATTATACGGATTTTTAGTTCTTATTGGTCTTGATGTAGGGTCTTTTGAAAATCCTCCTTCAGCCGCAAGCTGTCCAAGTGATAATTCAACTGGAACATATTTTCCAAACTTATTTTGAGAGTTTTTGGCCGCGTCAGCTAACATTGAACCTGTTATACCTAAAAGATTTGATGACCTTGAAGAAATAAAGTTATTAGCAATTTTTTCATAAGCTTTATAATCTTCAGGATTGTTCATATCTAATTGAGCGAATTCACCAGCAGTGTTTGATGAAGTTTTTGTAGTACCATCACTCGTATCACTTGTAGAGGTTTTATCAATTTTCATGTCTTTCAAAATATCTCCAATAACATCTCTACCTTTACCTCCGAAAACATTTCTAACTAACAAGTCAGTAAAATCTTGTTCTGAAATTACGATTTTAAATTTTTTTCCCATACAAATAAATACAACAAAAAACCCTCTTTTGAGAGGGTTATTTTGTGTTTGGATTATAATATTGAAATTGAATTGATTTTGTCTCCTGCTTGAATTCTATCTACGATATCAACACCCTCGGTTACTTTACCAAAACACGTATGATTTCTATCCAAATGTTGGGTGTTTTGTCTATTGTGGCAGATAAAGAACTGAGAACCCCCTGTGTTTCTACCAGCATGTGCCATAGATAAAACACCTCTATCGTGAAATTGATTGGGTCTATCCACCTCACAAGGTATTTGATAACCAGGTCCACCTGTTCCTGTACCAAGAGGGCATCCACCCTGAATTACAAACCCAGGAATCACTCTGTGAAAATTTAATCCATCATAGAATTTTTTCTCAATCAACTCAATGAAGTTTTTTACTGTTACTGGTGTTGCGTCATCATATAAGTCCGCAATCATATCACCTTTGTCTGTTGAAATTTTTACTTTAGTCATAATTTAAAAAATATATGCTCTTTTTTTCAAAACATCAACATTTGGCTTTGGATTCGGCGCACTTTCCCATTCGATTATATAAAGTTGATTTATAAAATAATCAAACTTGACTTTGTCTATCGATAGATATTGTAATGCAGAGTACAATTCATTTGTTATTGTGTTATTGAATTCTCTAATAACAACACCCGTCATTTTCTTTTCTAAAAAGAAATCCTTTTTTGTGGAGTAAATTTGGATGGAACCTAAAATATTACCATCAACGTTGAATGGTGATATGATTGTGGGACCTATTTTAATGTCCCCAACAGAGAAAAATTTTTCAAATAATGGATTCATGTAAAATCCAATTTAAAAATAAATTTTTATTTTCTCAAGTGATTAAAATTGAATTCAATTACCGATTTTTCGGGTAGTGGCTCATGGTATCTGTATCTTGGTCCAATGAATTCTCTAAAATCCCCTTTCAGTTTTTTCGTTATAGACTTTTCAACTCTTTCCTTAGTTACTCCTTCCATTTCCCCTTTAAGATAATTTTCAGGGGTTTTTACTCCTTTGTAAGTCATGGGGTCTAACTTAAGAACGTCTATTACATCGACATTTATGATAACTTTGTCTCCTGAATCATCTATAGAGTTGATTCTGTATTTTGCTTTAAATCCTTGTTGATTATCTTCAGGTCCCCCCCATGTGTATCTACTCTGAGTAAGAGTTGCAAGTCTTTTATTTTGTAATTCTTGTTCTTTTGATTTTAAAGATTTTCTTTTGTGTTTGATAATGTCTTCGTGAGTTGCACCCATTTCTAACATTTCCATCTCTTTTCTCGTTACAATATAAACTCTATCATCTAACACATCACTCCATTCAACGGGGTTTGAATTTCTCATTTGACGACCTGTAGAAGATGAGTAGTGTTCGAATATCTCATACCACCTATCGTTTTTGAAAATGTATATTGGGTACCATCTGTATGATTTTACAACGTAGTATGGAACACCTTTGGCGTCTTTAGACCAATGTCCCTCCAAGTTTGAACCTTTGAAAGGTAGTTGAGCAACTGTATACAAATCGGCTTGAGTGTTAGGAGTTGTTTTTCCTTTCATTTTTCTTGGGTCAACAAAGTTTTCCTTTGTTATTGAACTATAATCACCATCCTTTCTATAATTTAGAAGGTATAATTCAAGGAGATATAACTCATGTCCTTTCGGTAAGTTCATATAATCAGTTAGACCCTTGATTACGTCCAAAAGTTGAGCTCTTGTTTTTTTGGTTTTTTTCTCTTCATTAAGGAAACGAAATAACTTTACAATACGAGGTTCTATAATTTTCTCGTCTTGTTCAAAAATGTACTTATATTTCTCTAATAAATTGACTAATCCCATTATAAACTATTATTGTGTTTTACATTTTTCAGTTGCCATATCGGATAACGTTTTTGAAAAATATTTTGTAGACCCTTTCAAAAAAGCGCCGTCGGTAGAAATTGTCCCACAATCGGCTGTAAGTGTAAAATTACCCATATCAACTTGAATTTTCCCCCCATTATTAGTCATAGATTTAAATTGGTAAGTTCCATATCTATTTCTTAATTCTTTATCGGTGAATAATTCGACACTTTGTCCACCTGAAATACTGCCTGCAACTGTTTGGGCTTCGGGAGTTGAGCTTGTTGTAATATCACCATAAGCCGCAAAGTTAGTTGGTGTGGTTGAGGAAGTGGCTTCTTGTTCACCCTCTTCAGAAATTAATTTCATTAGTCTCTTATATTGAGATTCTTTAATTGTATATCTCATAGTTGGTATTTTTTTAAAACGATATTATTTTCAGCAATTCTTTTTGCTGTTTTAACTCCCGACTTTTTACTTTTCATCGGTTTTGGTTTTTTTGATTTTTTAGCCATCTTAAATTTCTATTCTTATTTTATTATCAGGGAATCCCAATTTTGAAAAATATGACTTAACTTTATCTCTAAGAGCACTTCTACTCTGATACGAGGGGTAATTTTTGAAAACAAATTTCATTTCTGCACCGTTCGTGTTTGGTTCAAACCTAATACTTTTTAAATCTCTAGATTCGGGAAAACTACGAATTTCTTTTTTTATAACTTTATTTAGAACGTCTTTAACCCACGACTCGAGACCTACGAGTTTAGGTTCTTTTACATCTAACTTCAACTCGCCATGAGCTGGATTACCTATTTCTAATCCCAAATAATTTTTTACAAAATCGTGGATTTTTCTTTCCAAATTATGTGTGTTAATGTGCTTAGCGTTGGGAGACAATAACATCGTCGCAAATGGAACATCAACGAACACTTTAACGAATTTTGGGTCATCCTCCACAAATCTTACACTTGCATATTCGGGTAATTCTAATTGCTCAATTATCTCAGGTAATATTCTACTATATTTTTCAGTAAATTTTTCTTCGGAATATAAAGTAGGTAATTTATAACCACCCCTACTTACAATCGTCTTTACAATTCTATCAATATCCCACTTACTAATTTCATAATCATTATAATCGTCCATGTTACGATAATCAGCACCAGTCATGTCTATCAGGAATGGTTTGGAATATTTTTTTATTAAAAATCCAAAAGGATATGACCAAAATTTTTCAGGTGTGTTTTTTCTAATCCAATCCATGTAGATTTGGACGAAGGCTGCCATATAATCAAGCTCATCGTATTCAAGCTTTGCTTGTTCTACGATGTTCTTGATTACTGAAATTAGTTCGGATTCTTTTAAAAATATCTTGGACGCCATATAGAATAAATATGAAGAAATTTAATCTTCTTCTTCACAGGTGTCTCTATAAAGTTCCAATAGTTCAAACCCAAATGTTTCTTTGATATAATCGTATACTAAATTATAAATTTCGTCGTAATCTTCCCCTAATGAAAGACTTTCATCTACGGTTAGAAAGTCATCACAAGCCCAAGAAATTATGTTATCAGCATATTCGAATTCATCACTAAAGTCCGAACAAGGTGTGGGCTGTTGTTGAATTGATTGGTCAACAAATGTTTTGAGGTTATCTTCACCTATTCTTCTTTTTAACCATAAAGGAATACTGTTCATAATATCAAATATCTAATACTTCTTGAAAATAATTCGGGAAATCCAAAAACTGAAATGATTTGTCGAATTGTTTCTGTGTGTTTATCTAAAAGTGAGTCCATATCGAAATCATATTTTCTTTTCACTTTTGCAGGAACTGATAACATTATTGTTACAATTGAGGGTCTTCCTCCCATGGTCAAATGGTCAATCATAAAGTCAAAATCTATAATTTCTCCTTCAGTGGCGTCCTGAACTGCTTTAGAAATTTTCTCCCTATTCTTCAATAAATCGTCGAAAGTGTTCATGATTAGCCGTTGGTTTTTGCATTAAGTGTTCCACCAGCATCAAATGTACTAAACTTGAGTCCTGCATATTGAGCCAACTCAACCATTTTTGCTCTTAAATTATTAAAATAGAGTTCGCCGTAACATTTATCCACCATTTCCTTGTTAATCGGACCACCATCCCACCCATTTTCCACCAAAGGGGTTTTGTCTATAATAACATCACAATCATAATCAATAAAGTTCTCATTCATAGAGTATGGTCCCATTTTTCTTTTTACTAAAACTTCAAAAACTTTGTTTGTTTTGAATTCGAGAACATGTGGATATGAAAGGGGCATAAGATTATCCCAAACCTTACTCAAAGGTTTGGTGTAGTCATTAATTATATTATCGGGATTGTAGTCAGCGCTCCAACTCATTTTAATTACCCGTTTTACTCACGATTCCTTGTGTACCTTTTTGGATATCAGCGGCTTTCGCACCGACATAATCGAATTCACCTCGTACTGCGTTAGCCCCCAATTCTGGGATTTTTGTAAATTTACCATCCCGATTATATTTGAACATTTTTTTACCGTTCAAATATGCTAAATAGAAATCACCATACGCTGTACCATAAGATTCATCAACCCACCTCAAAAAATCTTCAGTTGGTTTTTCTCTGAATCTACTTTTCGCCTCTTTATTAATAGTTGCAAGTGCGGTTTTTTCAAGTTGTACTCCAATGTATTGACCAATCTCTATAGGTGTTAAAAGGACTGCTCTTTCTAAAATCTCAGGTGAAAATTTCGTAGACAATGCTTTAGCTGTTCTCAAAACAGCTGGTGCCAAATAAGATGCTAATTTAGCAACACCACTTCTAGCTTGCATCCCTAATAGTCTTTGTCTGGCAGGTATTCTTAGTCCTTTTATAAATTCAACTATTTGGTTATAATATGGTTCGATTTTAGAAACAAGATTCCCAACCCAATTTATACCCATCTTGTTTTTCATAAAGGTTGCTGCTTGGCTAAAAAAACCAATCACGCTTTGAAGACCAGTTTCAATAACTTGTAAGAATTTGGTTACGACTGTTCCAACCGATGACTTCATTATGGTTCCCATCATAGCCTCAACTGACGCGAACGCTTTTCCAGCTAAACTCGCTAAAGGTTTTGCTAAAGCTCCTGCAGTAATACAACAAATTAAATCAATAATAAAATTTCCCAAATAAGAGGTATTCCCGTTAACCGTTAGTTGATATAAATCATACAAACCCATTATACCCCAAACAATTGTAAGTCCTATTGCTCCTGCACCTGTGAAAGATAATGCCACTTGTATCGCGGTTCCAACACCACTGAAAAGAGCGGCTCTAAGATTCTCCATTATGTACCCAATCCCTTTTTCTTTAATGTAATCGATTACATCAGACAAAGATTGTGTTGAGCGTTGGTTGTACATTGCCATTGCCTCACGTTCTTGGGTAGACATGAATCTTGACTCAGGTTGTTCAACTAAGTTTATTTTCAGAGACTCTAATATGAAATGATTCAGTTTTTCAATTTCTTTTGAGAAATCATCTATTGATTCATTCAAAACATTTAAAAACTTGTCGTTAAAATTTTCTAAGATGTTTAGGTTATTTTCGAATAAACCAAGAGCGTAATCGTTTTGTACATTTCTTAAATAAATGTTTTTATCAACGCCTACAAGCATTGAAATACGATGTAAATGCACATTTTTTTGAAAATCAAGTTCTTCTTTTATAAAAGAAATTTGTTCGGTTATTTTTGTCGGATTACCCTTTTTATACCTTTTAGGAACAAATTTATCGTGTAAAGAAAGAATTCTGTTTTTTTCAGATTCAGATATAATCATTGAATTTTTCATCTTTTATAAATATGAACTTAAAATTTTAAATTGAATATTGAACCAAATCCCGTTTCTTTTTCTGAATTACTTTCCTCATTATCATCATCCTCGGGTTGAACAGTCCCAACATTAACTTTATTCAGATTCAAGTTACCTCCACATTTGATTGTTCCATCATCATTTATAAATTCTCTGATGTTGTGACCTGTCTCGACTCCAATGTGTAAATGGTCATAAGAACTTCCAGGAAAATCCATAACGTATCCCAATAATTGACCACACTCCACTTTATCTCCTTTTTTCACCTGACCGTCTTGTAAATGAGTGTAATACACGTCAGGAAGATTTCCATCACTTTTAACAGTGAAACCCAAACCAAATAATTTTTTTCCATTTTTTTTGATAACCTTTGGTCCATAATCGTTGTATGTGATAACTGTCCCTGGTGCAACAGCATAAACTGGGTCACCAATCTCGGCTTTAATATCCCAAGCGTTGTTACTTGCCCATCCACTTTGTCCTTTATGGGCACCGTCTCTTGGAATTGTTATATCATTATCACCCATTATTCTATCTGATGCGTTGGGGGCTTCATTTATCCCCGACTTAATCAACCTTAGTAGTTGTGACTCTGTTAAAATGTACTTCATAGTTAAAATGATTTTTCAAAAAATTTTTTTGCTTCATATCTCGCAAGACCCTCCAAATAATTTTCCACGTCTCTACTATTACCAAGGTATGCCAATATACCCTCTTCAACGCCCATTACTTTGTTACCTTCAGAATAAGCAATTTTATCATCTCTTAATTCATAACAATGATATGAGATATATTCTTTTCTATCTTTATAGTGGACAATTACTTCTAAACATACAGTTTTTTTTCCGTTGTGATTCCTGTAAGACCTTGAAATATCAACGGATACTTTCATACCCATCTGATTCATAAATTTGATAATTGATATTACAAAATCTCTGTCCATATCATATAAATACTCAAATAAAATTATGTTTTCTATGAAATAAAAAAAGGGTCTCTTGAGACCCTTTCTTACTAATATTCTTTGGAATTACAATCCCCAAGCTGGGTTTGCAATTATTAACTTTCCGTCTTCTTCTCTTGGTAAATCTCCTAAATCTTGATAACCTGCATATTCAATTTCATGAGGGAAGAATTTTTTTCCTTTATACATGATATAATTGTCTCCTTCTTCTTCATCTTTTCCAATATGACTATAACCGTGTTTTTTTATATGTGTTTTTGCTGCGTCATCTACAGTTGGTCTACCAAAGTTCAAATCCCAAAAATTTTCTTTTGTCTCTTCTTTTGTTTCCATCATTTCTCCCAACCCTCTACGCTGACCTTCGATATTATTGATTACTGATTTGAAAACCCATTTTAGGTCATCAAGAGCAGCTTCAAATCCCATTTTATTTTTTGGACCATCAGGATTACGAGCCATCATGAATCTATAACCTAAATCCATAATTCCATTAATGTCTGCAGTGTCTTTAAACTCTTTCTCTTCAGCAATAGTTCTTGATTCTTTAACTAATGTTTTAACATCACCCAACTTACCTTCAACTAAACTTTTAAACTTTTCATTCGAAAGTTTCATACCACCTGTGTGTTGTTCGCGGATTGCATTTTTTTCTTGCTCCGACATGTTATTTAATAAATGTTTCATAAATTGACTTTAATATAAATATGTTAATTAGAACCTGAATGTCTTTTTCTTGGCTCCATCTTTTCAAAATATCCCTCTTTTGTACCTTTCCAATCCCAAGGTAAGTCGTTTCTCATGTTGTAGTCTAACTGCTCGTCAGAAATTCCTTTCAATTTCTTTTTAACTTTCCATAACCAAGAAACTTCCTCGTCTTTTTTTTCAAACTTTTGCTCTTTGACCACCTTATCAATTATTTTGGTCAAATCGGCTTCAGTTAATTTTATAACTTTTTTCATAGAAGTTTTTTAATAAATAGTTTAATTCATCCATTTACTAATAACCTGACCATCAGGTCTTACTACTGCAAAACCTGTTTTTTTGTTTCTTTCTATACCAACATAAGGTAAAAACCTATTAAAGTGATACTCAACCAAGTAATGTGGGTCCAGTTCTTTTTCATACATATTATCATCGTCCATCTCAGGGTCATTTACGTAAATTCTTAAAATAAAATAATTGATATCCTCAAGTTCATAAACATCAATATGGTCTACCATAGGGTAGATATCTTTGATGTTACTTTGGTTGATGTATTTTGTTAATGGTTTATTGATGTATTTGGCAATTTCGTCCAATTTGGAGTTTGCTATCTGATAATGTTTAACAGTAGGATATGTGATAGTGTGTTCGTTAATCACTTTTTATTCGGTTTTTTTTGTTTTTATTCTATTACCCAAAACCAAAAGTAACAAACCAACAACAAATGATATTTGATTATCTAATCCAACTTTGGATAATTCAGGTAGAACCGAATTTATTAAATAAGATATTGGTATATTCAAAAAAACTAAATTAACAACTCCAAGAGATGCCAATGACGCGTAAACTCCATTCATAATCTTATCTTTTGTACTCAATCCATCATCTTCTTCGGTCATTTCTAAATTCATATTCATTGAATCGTAATCCACTAAATCATCTGCTAATGATATTGCAGTCATAGGGTCTGTTTCTGAATCAATCCCGATTGAGATAAGTCCATTTTTCAAATTAATTAATTCTTTTGCTGAAGCACCTGCAAGGGCATTATCAACTAACCTATTTAACTTTGGCGAATTTATAATTTGAGAAACAAGTTCTATTTGTTTTTGTTCAACAATAACTTTTTTTACTATTTTTGATAAATCTGACTCAGTTAATCTAACAATTTTTTTCATACAATTATTTAAAATAAATACTTTGTGTTTTTTTTAGAACAGAAGCTCTTTTATTCTTTTGATATTTTCGTTTAATTTTGTAAAATATCTATATTTCAATCTCTTGTCTTGAGTTTCCTCAATCTCATACAGTGAAAAATAATCTTTATCTAAATTATAACCCGTTTGAAATCCCGCAGGATTTTCGTCATAGTTAACAATCATCTCATCTCCTTTGTTAACGTCTTTTGTTGTTACAATAAAATAATTATAGTCTCCACCGTCTATTAATTTACAATTGGGTACTTTACTGTGATTAATATACCTTCCCAAATCGGAATATAAAAAACCCTCATTGGTTAATACCATACCAAGACTTTTTTTTCCTGAGTCAATTTTGTTTTTAGCAAAAACGCCTTTGCCATGAATTTTACTCTCATCAATCAAATATTCATACTCATCTTTTATGTCTTTACGTATTTCCATCTAAAATAAATATAAAAAACCCTCCTAATTGGAGGGTTCTATTGAAGTTTCATATTACATTGCTATTTTAATTTGGGATTTGAGATAATCAGCTTGTTTGGCAAGTTTCACCAAAAACTTTCGATATTCCTCAGGATTAGTGGATAGATTTTTAAAGTGACCAGATATTACAGGGTCATTATACTTTAAAACACGAGAAACGTCATCGGACCAACTCATAACATTTCCTTTTGTGTAATTGATAATCCCATCCAACGCCTTAATTAATCTATTCTTATCCATACTTTTAGTTAAAGTCTCTACGTTAGTTGATAAACTTTGTAAAACCATAGTGTTGTTTGCAATAATTTCATTTGGATTTAGAATATATTTTTTCAAAGCACTGTTGAAATAATTTTGAGCCTTTTCTTTAAAACCTAATTTTCCAAGAGTTTCTGCAGTTGCTAAGTCTTGCATTCCTTGCAAAGCTTCCGTGGAATATTTTTTTACATACACGGGACTTTTTACGATGGAAGGGTCTTTTATATGTGCAAACTCGTGATAAAGAACATCCTCAATTTGTTTTGTGCTCAGTGTTTTAACGTTATCTTTAACAATATAGATAGCATCACCCGCAGTATTTGCAAACATCATATTACCTGAACTCGCAGGTAATTTTTGTTGGACTAAAGATTTTGGTACAGTAAAAATTTTTATAGTTCTTGGCCCTGATTTAGATGTAAGGGTAACCGATTTGATTACACTATCATCAAGTGCCATAGATGCGACCTTTTGGATTTGAGAAATTTCTTCTTTGGCAAATTTGATACCAAATCTCGAAACGAAATTAGCAACCTGTGGAGCTGCTTGTCCTCCTGATTTAAGGGTTTGTAAAAAATAATTTTGGTCTGCAGCTCCAGATATAAAATCTCTCATTAATTTTTCATAAGCATCTTGACCATACCTTGAAATATAAGCAGGTTTTAATTTGGCAATCTCATTTACAAGAGGTGATAGTTTTCTTGATGCCGCGGTTAATACAGTTTGAACAGATGGAGCGTTAGTTGCAACTTGTTTCACCAATTCAATTTCAGCTGGTGCTAATTTTGCACCTGTAGATAATTTGGATGTAATGGTTTTCCATACTGCAGATGATGTCTCCTTAACCCCAGGAATTTTTCCGATAAAAGGCAATAAAGAAAATACCCCTGAAATTGCGGCACTTGTGTTATCTCCTTCCTTGTAATATAATCCAGCATCTAATAGTCCAATCCCTGCGGAAATGAATGGACCTGCAACAGGAATGAATGCTGTTCCAATACCTACAATGGCCAAAACCAAGTGTGGGTCAACATCCTTAAACATCAACTTTTGAGACTGAGTAATGATATCATCCACTTTTTTATAATCCGCATCACTTCTTATTCCCACAGCATTTGCTAATGCATTACCACGTCTATCCATCATGAAATCGGACTGTTCCAACAGAAAAGAATATTGTCTTTCAGAAATAATAATTTTCATTAAGGATAAATAGTCTACAAATCAATCTGAAATGGTATAATCTTCCAAATCTTCTTTATCATGTCTACGTAAATCAGATTTATCTAAACGTTCGACGTGAAATTTTTTATCCAAAAGATTTCCAAATAATGCAATCAATAATACTTCCAACAGTTTTTGGTCTAATGGTATGTAGGATATAATCTTGTTAAGATGTTTTGTAGAGATAGTCAACTCGTCATATGCACGGTCAAAGGTAAAAACGGTCTCACCGTCTTTATCCCAAACTATAATTAGACGTTGCGGAGAATCATTAGTCAATTTCCACCATTTACCTTCCCAAGAATCATCAATCCTGTTTCTTATATCAAACGGAGCTAAAATACTCTCAATAAGTTTCAAAGCACGTTCAGGAGTAATTTTATATTTCATCAACAATAAATAGTCAAACCCCTTATCTGAGATGGTCAATCGAAGTTTCTACAATTTTCAACATAATAATCCCTGAGCTCATCTTTCATTTCAGTATTGATGAATTTTTCGACATATTCAAAGTTTTCATCATTAATCCAATCCAAAGTCAACGTGTCTTTTGTTTCACGAATCAAAAAATATATGAATGTTTCAAAATCGGGAGCATCACACGGATACTGATAAAAAAACTGAGATTTTACCAATTGTCTAATTTGGTTAAGTCTTCTTTTAACAACTATACTATTATATTGGTCTTCAGTAATGATATATTTCACAAACAATAAATATCACAACCAAGTTGTACCCTACGAATGTATTTTTTTTGCTCCACCCATTGCGGAACGGATAAGAGCAATACGATATAGGTCTTTGTATTTCTCCATTTGAATATGTTCTTCTTCAGTCAAAGGTGGACCTGTAGGAATCTTCCGAGTTTCAATTCGAATTAATTCAACAGAATATGAATTATTTTCATTCATATCCAAAAAATAATAAGAATAAATAATAAAACAAAATTAAACGACCCCTTTTTCTGAGATGGTTTCTACGACGGGGGATATTCGGTCCGACGAAGTCGGTCGGGGACGGCGGTCGGAGGATTTCGGGGGAAAATACCGACGGAGTCGGTTTCGGTTTGCGAATACAGACCAAAAAGAAGAATTTATTCTCCCTTCAAATAATTTCTTACCATATCAAAAAGAATAAGTCGGGATTTTAATCTTCTCAACTCCACGTTCTTCTTTCATAAATCTGATGTAATCGTCAAGTAAAGATTGTACCTCATCAAGAACACCAGCTTCTTCAGCAACGGCAAAGAGATTAAAATTACGATTAATATCGTTATGAATTTCTAAGTAATTGTTGTAAAGGTTAAAAGCGAATTTACCAGTTCTGAATATCTCTTTAATTTCGGGATTTTTAATCATAATCATGCTAACATCTGATTGTCTATCAATATATCCCTGAAACTCGGTTTTCCCTCTTTCTCCCGTCACACACCATTTTGTGTCGGAACCATATTTACAAGAGGCGGTATAGGTCAATGGAACAACTTGCAAAAAATTCTCCGTATCAGATATAACAATCCTTTCATCTTTGGAAATCTTATACTTGGTCTCATTGATTACTTGTCTAACCAATCCAATCAATTCCGACTCGGTTAATCTGATAACTTTTCTCATATCAATAAATACCAAATATTCCCAAAAAGGGGTTAGGGTTCAAGATGATTTACCACCTTTCCTCATATGAGAAGTTATATCATCAAAAAAGTCTTTTCGAAGTCGTGCTTTATGATATGCGGTCGGACTTTGTTTTTGAAATTCCGAACGAGAATTATATTTCTGAGCCTCATCTCTTAATGCCATATCATTCCATTTGGACGATTTAACCATATGTGATGTAACATCTTTTAAGTAGTCAGTACCCTTCCTGTAAATTGCTTGATAAAGATTATTATTTTTTTGTCTTAATTCCAATAATGAGTCGTAATTCAAAACTTCTCTTCTTATTTTATCATCAGTCCACCCTTTATCCAAATGTGAGGTTACATCCGCAAAGAACTCAGGTCCTTTCTTTCTTGCCGCCTGATAAAGATTTATATTATTTAGTCTCAAGTCAAACATTGAATCATATTTCAAGAGCTCCTTTCTGAGCTCATCATCAGTCCATTTACGTTTCGGAACCATATGAGATGTTATGTCTTTGTAAAAATCTTTTCCTTTTTTTCGAGCCGTATTAAGGGCATTGTAATCTCCTCTTCTGAAATCATCTATAGTGTTATACTTTTTTGCAACTTGACGAAGTGATTCATCCGACCATTTTCTAGGTTTTCCTAAATCTTCATCCAAATGATTAACATATTCTAATAAAATTTTTTTGATTAAATCCTTCATTAATTATAAATATTCATCATCCAAAAAAGGGGTCGGGGTTTAAGCCGACCGAAGGGAGAGTAATTCTTCTACGGTCATTTGTCGTTCGTTTTCATTTTCCATATGATATACACAATTCCCATGACGACAACAAAACACGCCACACCTATTAAATTAAAAAAAAGTTCACTATCCATATTAATCAATTTTATGTATCTCCTTATCCCCTCCCATAACATCCCGTTCCATTTTCTCTTTCATTGATTTCATACGTTTCAAAAAATTAAGCCTATACTCAGGTTTGATATCATCAACCGATATACTCAAATAAAGACCGTTCAAATAGTCCTTGAATTTTTCCAACCTTGAAACTTTGTCCTCCATAAAAAACAAAAATAGAAAAAACCAAAAAAATTTCCAAAAATTTTTTTTTGAGTATAGGGGACCTTTTTAAAAGAGGGGGTCAATGTTTAAGATAAAGACTCTATCTTATTTAAAACTGAAACAACAAGTGGGGAACCTTCCCCCATATAATTGGTGAGGTCATCAACAACCCCAAACAAATTGGAATCCTTATTCCCCACCTCATCAAGACCTGCAAATAATCCAAAGATAAATGTTGGAAGAATGGTAGATACCCTTCCATTAAGAAGAGACTTATTTCTTTTTGTTATTAACTTGAAACCCTGACGTTTCATAAAACCAAGGGTCCCCCAAAATGAATCGATACTCTTAGAAGTAGATGGAATGATAACTGATGAAATATATTTCTGTGTAGTTGGGGAAATCTGTGATGAAGTCTTTGCATCATTTTCAATATATCCCTTCAAACCATATAACGCATCAAACAAAGGTTTCCCATGTTCCATAACCATGGAAGGTTCGATGTTGTCGTACTTTTTTAATGATTGAAGAAATTTCTCTCTTCCGATACTAAATGCTCTATCCCATTCGGTCTTAGTCATACAAATAAATATCACAAATAAAAAACCCCTCTTTATGGGGAGGGGTTTAAGAATATTTTAAATAAATGTTAGTATCAATTTATTTGTTGAAGAGCTTATCTTCAACATGTTCCTCAACATAGTCAATACCACCAACCAAATCTTTTCCCATTGTTTTCATGAACTTTTTCAATTCAGAAATTTTGGAGTTTAATTCTTTGAATGATGGATGTTCATTTATAAACTCATATTTTTTACCCTCATTCAATACTTGTTCATCAAGTTTGGATAGTTCCTTTTTTCC